CCAGTTTGAGGACAAATTCTTGACCACGCAAAACTTTTAATAAGACATGATCAAATCACTGTTTAGTATTATGTTTGCTGCTCTTATGTGGGTTCAAGTCCCACAATGGAGTGACGATTGGTCTAAGTGTGCGGTTGATGTACCAGACACAGCATGTCATTGGTACATCACAGCACCCGATAGCACAATGGGTGAAGGATTCAGTTGGGCTAATGCTCCCTGGTTCAGTGTCGAAGGTCTCCTAGACATTGGAGAACTTCATGACACCATGACATCACTTCAGATAAATAGTTAAAGATTTGTCTGATACGACTAGTAGAATGAAAAATTTTAAACAATTTATGTCAGAGTCAGTCAATATCTCTGGCGACTTCAACGGAAACTTATACATTAACTCTTAAGACCAACAACCTCAAGAGGAAGTTGGTGAGAGTTATGTTGCCGACATAACTTGGCAAAATAGCATATATAGAATTGAGATGGTAACAAAGACTGGATTACCATCAAAGCATGAATTGGCTGAAAAACTTCAGAGTGAATATCCTGGTGCAATGGTTCATAACATTTATCCAGTAGAAGAAAAGAACTTTAATATTAAAAATTCACAAAGGTATCAACCTGAAAGATTATCGTGGAGTGACTAATGGCACAATGGAATAAGAATACACAGGACTATCTTAATGATGGTAGAACCCTATTTGAAGTTCATATGTGTGCCGATAAGTATGGCAACATTGGTGCTTGTGGTGGTGATACACAATTTGATTTAAACGTTGCTGCTGGTATTACAACACAACTAGCAAACGTTCATAAGTTTGGTGCAGTGGTAACTACATCAGCAGTTTATGATACCGTTTGGTCCTATGGTGGTGCATATACATTCCCATCCACAGCAGGAATTGTTACAGTAACTTCCAATTCTTCTCAAGATGATAGTGGAGGAACGGGAGCACTTACAGTCAGACTTGAAGGTCTCGATACAAACTATAATGAAGTGGAAGAAGATTTTACTTTAAATGGGACTGTTGGTGTTGCTGGAACAGTAGAGTTTTTAAGAACTCATAGAGCATTTGTATTAACTGGTAATAACGATAATACCAATGTAGGAGATATTGATTTCACTCATAGTGTAGGAGTTACATGTCAGATTGCCGCAGGAATGGGTCAATCTCAAGTTACTTTCTATACTATTCCTGCAGGTAAAAGTGGATACCTGAGATCATTTGCAGCAACGATGAATAAGAACCAAGAGAACACTGTTAGATTATTTCAGAAAAAACCAGATGGTGGTGTATTCAGACTTGCTAGTGAACTCAATCTATATAATAGTAACATGCATACAACTTATAGTATTCCTCTTTACTTCACAGAAAAAACTGATTTGGAAGTAAGGACATATACTGGAAGTAACGCAACTGTTTCATCAATGTTTGATTTATTGATTGTAGATAACTAAATGAATAACTTTGAAGTCTTTTTATACTTTGTGTGCTTTGCTGCCATTGGTGGTTCTGCCTTTGCAATGATGTGGAGTAACATTCAATCTATTAATATAGAGATGAATAAACCTCCTAAACCAAAACATCCTGAAGCGCCTGAAGTAGGTGAAGAATTGATGTATGTTGATTTAACTAGAGAAAAATTAGAGGATTTGTACAATGACTAAACTACTGTTTGCCTTATTGATTCTCTGCTCACCTGTAATGGCTGAGACAGAAGTGAAATTGCCTTCTTACTGTATCCGCTCAGTGGTTATCAATGATGATGGCACCTTCTTACTTGACATGCCTGGGTATCCTTATGGTATGGACGACGAACCTATGCTCGTTACGAGCATGGATAGATTAGAAAATGTAACCAATTGCACACCAGACGACCCTAGGATGAACCGATGAAATTCTTTCTATCAATCATGTTCGCTGCTCTTATGTGGGTTCAAGTCCCACAGTGGAGTGATGACTGGTCAAAATGTGCTGTAGATGTACCAGACACAGCATGTCATTGGTATATCACTGCCCCAGACAGTACAATGGGTGAAGGGTTCAGTTGGACTAATGCTCCATGGTTTTCTGTAGAAGGATTGAGAGACATTGGTGAACTGAAAAATACAGTTCAATCTCTACAAGAAACTTAAGTTCTGAAATACACACAGGAGGGTTGACACCTCCTTTTTATTTGCCTAAAATATAATGACAAACATCCTTTAATAAGATGTTACTCATACTATCTTATTTTTTGTTTTTTGGTATAATTCTATTTGTATTATCTATTTTTGATTCATGACTCTTTACCTCTACAAGAGTGATAGTGGCTGTATAAGTCATGATGGATATATCCAACTTGGATCTTTCCCACACTCAGTTGAAGAACATATCAAACTCAACCCAACAATAGAATGGATTGAGACGTATTGGGTACCAGATTGTTTTGGTATGAGATACAAGAGATCTAGTTTCCAAAGAACAGAAAGGGCTAATGAGGGAAGTCCCAGAACTGACAATTCAGTTCAAATACAAACTAGACTAGAAAGGACATTATGAGTTTTTGTATTGGAGCCCAAACTGTGATGGGCACTCTAGCAACAATTGGTGTTGGTGTAGCCACACCAGATGAAGTTAGAACTTATGTTGGAGTTTATGTCACACCTATTGATAGTAGTGAAGTCTATTTGGAGGAACCCTCAGGAACATTTGGTATTGAGTATGATGCAACCAATCATATTAGATTGTTTGCAGAACATCACTCATCACCAATGAGTTGTGAAGATGATCCTGGATTGAATATGGCAGGTGTCAAGTTCTTTGTACCTCTGTCATCTGACGCAACAGTATACACTGGTGTGGCTGTTCATGATGAAGGATTTGATAGTAATAATGAATTAAGGAACCCTATCATCATCTCAGGTATTGAGGCTGGTCCAGAGGGTGTCAAACTATACGCAGAATATATGACTGATACCTACAACTTTGGTGGTGGTAGGGTTCAGTCAGGAGTTAAGTTTTTCTTTAGATAACAATGATTGATTCTCCAGAAGCACCTATCGAAGGCAAAGTTGATAAACATGGGTTTACTATCAAACCCTCTATCACTGACGATGAGTTGATCCTCATGTGTATCAAGAACGCCCCCTGTGGAGCAGATCGTAAACAAGTATTGTCCCTTATTAAAAAGTACGAAGACAAAGTAAAATGAAAATCTTTTTAGACACAGCAGACGTGTACGCCATAAGAGACTACTACTCAACAGGTCTTATTGATGGTGTAACTACAAACCCCACACTCATTATGAAGAGTGGTCGTAACCCTGATGTTGTGTATCAACAGATCAAAGATGTTGGTGTACAAGACATCAGTATGGAAGTGATGGGTGACTTTGTTGAGATGTATACAGAGGCATCACGACTCTCTCAGAAGTTTGGTGATGTGGCCACTATCAAAGTTCCTATGACTCGTGATGGTCTGAAGGTTTGTCATCAACTCTCTCAGGTTGATAAAGTGAGAGTGAATGTAACTCTTATCTTCTCAGCATCACAGGCAGTTCTAGCAGCTAAGGCTGGTGCCACCTATGTGTCACCCTTTGTTGGTCGTTTGGATGACCAGTCTGTGGCTGGTTTGGAAGTGGTTCGTTCTATCTCTGAACTGTATCGTATCCATCGTATCCCCACCCAAGTACTATCAGCCTCCATTCGTTCAGTACAGAGGGCTGTACGATCCTGGTATAACGGAGCAGAAGTGGTTACGATGCCTCCTAATATCTTTGAACAGATGTATGATCACATCTTGACTGACAAAGGTCTAGAGATCTTTGAGAAAGATGCGGTTAACATCAAACATGACTAAAGTGTATTCTGGGAAACCAGCCGAACTCGAAGCTGGTTTCTCACCTCACCTTGAGGCAGTGTTCAAAGATAAGAAACAAGCAGAAGAATATGTCAGAACCTGGATGGACTTCTATCCAAAGATGGATGTAGTATTCTGGACAGAAGAATAACTGTCACAACCCTGTTGATCTCATAGATCAATGGGGTTATACTATGTGTATCAGAAAACAACTATGAACGGATCACTGGAACCTGAGGATCGTATCCTCGAAGAACCAACCATCACAGAACAACTCTCAAAGTTGATAGAAACACTTGGTTGGGAAGTTGATGATGATGTTATAGTTGAGGTTGGTGGTACCGTTGTATCTGGTATCCATCAAGGTGAAAACTATAACAAGAAGTGGGCAACACCTTTTGGTGTTCGTAAGTATAACAAAGATGCATTCATCATCATTAGTAATCAATCTCGTAGAGATCTGACTGGATCTCAACCTATGGATAGGGAACATAAACCACATCATACTCTAAATACTTCTGAAGAAGTAGTGAGTGAAGATGACGTTTCTGGAATTTATGAACGAATCGTCCCTGAATCGAGTCCGTCAGAAGGATAGTAAGGGTGGTATGGCTATCATGTCTGCACAACGTGGTGACAAGTCTAAGAAACAGAACGCGGCACGTTCTAAACAACTAGACAAAGACATCCGTGGTGCAGGTCTTCCTGGTGCTACTAAGGTATCAGGTAGATATACTGAGAACAAAGGCCAGAAAGGTGAGAAGAAAGTGGGTGAGAGATCCCATGTAGTTTCATCTGGTAAGATGGGCAAGAAGAAGTTCAAAAAAGCCATCACCAAACTTGGGAAAAAGTATGACCAGGACAGTGTTCTGATCAAGAAGAAACCCAAGTCTGATGCAGCACTGGTTGGAACTAATAAGAGTTCTTTCCCTGGTATGAACAAACGACTGAAAACTGGTAAGATGAAACCAGGTAAGACTGGTGAATTTGACACTAAAATTAAAAACAAGACCTTTACCTATGAGTAAGATGAACAAATTTCCATTCAACCATGTTGTCCTTAATGATCGTAAAGAGGTTTGGATCAAAGGTGGATACCCTGGATGTATGGCTGTCCCACGATTGATGGAGAAGTTCTACCCTGGTTATGAAGCCAAGTTGGCCAAGAATGAATTCATTGAGAAACTCAAAAAGGATTACACACTCAGAGATACATTAGATGCCTGACCACAGTATTCGCCCTCTACTTGAACAGGTAGGGGGTTTTACTATTACAATATTAATGTTTCTGATTCCTATTCTAGTTTTACTATGACTTTCGTTGTTTATTCTAAAGATGGTTGCCCTTACTGCACTAAGGTTGCACAGGCACTTCAACTTGCTGAAATGAAGCATGTGATATATAAACTTAACCAAGACTACACCAGACAAGAATTCTACAAAACATTTGGAGAAGGTTCTACCTTTCCACAAGTCAGAGTATTTACTGAAGAAGAAGGTGAAAGAACCATCGGTGGGTGTAGTGAAACGGTTAAGTACCTACGAGAAAACAAACTGATCTAATGGACAATACCTGGGAACTCCTAAACATTGTTGAGAGAACAATTGATAGTGCATTCCAAGGCAAACAGATGCTCAACATGTATGAGTATCTCAAATCTATCAAAGCAACTAAAAGAGATGCTACTGAGTTTATTGACAGTTCTGTAGCCAGAGAGATCCAACTTCTTGTTTTGGATCTTGAGGATTATCTTGAAGGTGGTAATGATGAACAACATAAACAACTGAGAGAAGGTTATGGTCATCTGGGTAAACCCGAAGCCAGAAAGATAAAGAACTATCTCTATTCTATACTAGAGGATGCGTGGAAGTATGAGCAAGAAAAAAGACCAGGAAGAAGGAGGAAAGCTTCTAAATAAAAACACAAATAACTTCCCACCAGAAATAGATAGAGGTGTTGAGTTACTATTAAGAAATAAAAAGGGGAGGAAGGAACCAAAGACTTTACAGTTTAGACTTAACAAGATGATCTCTCTATTCAAGAGAGAGTTTTATTTCAATATCGATTTTAGTTTCGATATAAAGAAGAACCCCTAGGAGGTTAAGATGTTAGCAGTTACTCTCACTTTTTCGGCATTGTTTTCTGTGATGTTCCTTGTATTAGGAACAGTAGTTGGTTGGATGGCCAAAGATTATGTGCTACAAAGAGACTCTAAGTACATCCCAATGCATCCAGAGATGTTTGATGAGAATGGACAGATCATTCCTGATCAAGTATTAGCAGTAAGGTTTGAGAATGATATGCTTGATCCTGATGATCCTTTAAACTAAACAAATAAATACGATATACTGAAACGAGAAAGTAAATTACTATGGCTACATCAACAAAACTTCCACCTAATGCTTTTGTTCATGAGATCCTTGAACATGTATCTAAACAAAGAACTGTTGCAAAGAAAGTAGAGGCACTGAAAGAGTATCGTAATGATGCTCTGACTGCTATTCTTATCTGGAACTTTGATGATACCGTTCAGAGTCTCCTACCTGAGGGTGAGGTTCCCTTCAATAAGAATGAAGTCCCTGTAGGAACCGACCACACCTCCCTGAGGAGGGAATGGAAGAACCTCTACCACTTCATCAAGGGCGGGAACGACAAACTCTCCAAGACCCGTAGAGAGTCTATGTTCATCCAGATGCTAGAGGGTCTCCACCCAGAAGAGGCAGGTATCATTTGCTTGGTGAAGGATAAGAACCTTGGGACAAAATACAAACTGACACAAGAACAGGTTGCCAAAGCGTTTCCTGATATAGTATGGGGAGGTAGATCGTAAAACCTATGAAAATCGTTCACGAAAACTGTGACCTTGAGAAGTGTAACAACATCAAGTTGCCCAACACTGCCTATGTTGTGACCTATAAGGTCGATGGTAGTGAGTGTAATGACATTACAATCTCACAGAAGAAGGTTGAGATCTTTGACCACTACTATGACAAGTACAAGAAAGATCTAATCAACATTGTTCAGTCTAAAGGAACAGCAAATCCAAAACTGTGGAAAGGAGTAGAGAAGGATGTCAAAGGGGTTTGATATTAACTTCGAAGGTCTTGACATGAGCCAAGAGGGTGTTCAAGAACTTGTGAAGAAGTATAAGAAGATCAAGAAGTATCAGAAGTCTTCATTGTTTGCAGTGAAGACTATGGATGGTACAGAAGAGATCGTATCTAAGATGGTAGAGGAAGCTCGTGAAGGAGGCTTCTAATCCTGTTGATGTTCTCAGGTTGATATCAGAACTTGAGGGCAGTTCACAAATGCTCAACCTATTGGAATGTTATGATGACAAAGAAACGATCGACGAAATCAAAAAGAGGTTTTACAGAATTTACTTCGACCTCAAACGATCCCTACGATAGACATAAGTATAGGATGAGGTTTGTTGGTACAGACAAAGCCATCATCTTTGATGACTATGAAACTATGAGAGTGTTTTGGTTTCAACACTCTGGTATGAAAAGACCTTGTGTTGTTGATGTAATTGATTAAACTTTGTTAAATAAATATTCGAAAGGTTAGTAGAGTATGTTGTCAACCAAGTATCGACTTCGACTTGAGTTTATCTGTAAATGTATCGCTAATGGCGAGGAAGTAAAACTAGATGATATGGTCTGGGCACAGAAACTTGCTAAGGCAAATACATCTGCTAATGAGATGTTGAAGAAAGCAAGACGACAATCTTCTCAGGATATTGAAGAAGGTAGTACTGATGATTTTCTGAATAGATTAGGGTTGGGAGACCCTGACCCATCTAATCATAAGACAGGATTTAATAGCGCTGATGATATCAAAGACTGGTTTAAACAAGACAAACCTAAGGATTGGAGACAGAGGGACTAATGCAATCAGTAATCTATTCGAATAAAAGTCAAGAGTGTGAGAGAATTGTCATGCTTCTTTCGAATGTGAAAGAAGATTTCCATGAGTATGTTTTGGGTCAGGATTTTACTGACAAACAATTTCGTGCAGAGTTTGGAGAACAGGCAGAGTATCCACAAATCTCTATTGGGTTAGACCACAGGGGAGGTATGAAAGATACTCTTAGATATATGAGTGATAAAGGTATGTTTCTTTGATAAGAAATCATATAGAATGTTATGAAAATCATATATCATCAAAAAAGTGTGATTCTTTGATTGATATATTTCATAAGAATGAATCTATATTACATGAAGATATACATAGAAATTACACTGTGATGCATTGTAATATTCATAACTTTGGTGATACCTTTCATCAAGATTTGTGGGAAGCAATGGAAAAGTATATGGAGACATACACATACCTTGATGAAATGTATTGTAGTTGGGATTTAGAAGAAAACTTCAACATCCAAATGTATTATCCAGGAAAATCATATGGAGGAGAACATCATGAGCATGATGGATCTGAGGTTGGTTCTAAAAGACATCTTGCTTGGATGATATATTTGAATGATGTGAATGATGGGGGAGGAACTTACTGGCCTCAACAACTAGTTGAAACAAAAGCTAGAAAGGGTTCAATGGTAATCTGGCCAGCATCATGGACTCATAGTCACTATGGACTGGTTAGTCCGACAGAAAAGAAATATATTGTCACTGGGTGGGGAAAAACCCAACCAGCAAATATTAATATTTGTTAGAACCTTGACATAAATAGCGCAGAAGTGTTATAATAACACTGTCGTTCATCCTCTTAGAGGACGCAAGTAAGTTGACTCGGAACGGAGCGTTCATCCTATGAAACTTTTATTATTGTTGTTAACTCTGGTTCTTCCTCTCCCAGTTACGGCTGAGAATGAGAATAGGTATCTCACCTGTGAGGACTATCAATTTCTTTTGGAAGGAGTAGAAAGAGCAAACATGGATGAATCAATTAAAACAGAAGTTCGTTTAGAACTCTTGTTAGCAACTGATCCTACATGTTTTGTTCATAGGACGCAAAAGGCAACTGAAGGAACGGGGCCTAAAAATCCAACTACTTCAGGAGTATCAAATGAAAGTCACGTATCGTGGTGTGTCATACGACACAGTTGAATATCAGAACAGACCCCAAGTTACCAAAAAGGTAAGTGAAGTCTATCGTGGTATCAAGCACACCGAAACTGTAAAAGTGGAGGTATCGAAATGAATGTACTAGCCATCGAGCAAAGGAAGATTCTCAAGAAAAGAGCTATCAAGGTAGCCCAACTTGAGTTGACTAAGAAAACACTTGTTTGTTCTAACAACAAGTGATATAATTAAGGGAGGTAACACTCCCTTTTTTTAATGGAAAAAGATAAACTCAAACTAATAACCAGAAACCTAAGACTGTTAGTTGATGCACTGGAGTCTGAAGTTTATTCTGATGTAAAGGCTTATACTGAACGAATGGAAGAGACACTCCCTCCTCTCCCAGATTATGATGAGGTGTTTGAAGATGACGAGTGATTGGAGATACAGCGGAGAGAGATTGAAACTTAGAGGGGTTTGTTTGTCCATTCTTCTAAATAAGTATGGTGGAGCAAGGATTGAAGAAGCCTCCTACTCAACCAAAGATATTTACGAATGCGTTGATACCTGGATTAGTCAAGGGAATAAAATCTCTCATGGTATCGAACCTTACTTTAAGACTTATTTTTCTAACACTACTTAATGTACACATTTACTAATTACGAAAGAGCTTTAAGACAATTTAGTATTCAAGTTGAATACATATGTGCAGCGGAAATGGCTGGTAAGATTGATTCTGAGGAAGCATACCAAAGAATCAAGACTCAACTTAAGACAGTCAAGAAAGTTAGAAAGTCTGTTAGAACAGGCGTACAATAAGAGTCATTCTGAATATCCAAACTCGATATTCTTTGTTCAATAATGTGAGTGAAAGAAACCCAATGGACCAATCAGAAAAGATGAAACCCGGAGCTAAGTTAGTATCAGTTACACCTGATGCTGAGAAACATATAGCATTCTGTGCTAGGGTGAGTAATCCAAACAACCAGGATAACGAAAAGTTTTCTGGTCTACTAAAGTATTGCATCAAACATCAACACTGGAGTATTTTTGAACAGGCGTTCATGACTCTAGAGATCACAACCAACAGGGGTATCGCAGCACAGATCCTGCGCCACCGTTCTTTCACTTTCCAGGAGTTCTCACAGAGGTATGCCTCTACAAACTTCCTAGGTGAGATTGAACTACCTGAACTACGTCGTCAGGATGATAAGAATCGTCAGAACTCTATTGATGATCTTGATCCTGAGATCGTTGATAAACTTGAGAGACAGATGGTAACTCTCTTTAGTTCTGCCAACTCCCTGTATCAACAGATGTTGGAGGCAGGTGTGGCTAAGGAGTGTGCACGCTTTGTGTTACCATTGGCAACACCAACAAAAATCTACATGACAGGATCAATTCGCAGTTGGCTCCATTATATCGATCTGAGATCCTCTAATGGAACTCAGAAAGAACACATGGATATTGCCAACAACTGTAAGGAGATCTTTGTAGAGCAGTTCCCATCCATTGCAGAAGCGATGGAATGGTGATACATAAATACACACACTGAAAACGGATATTATGGCAAAGTATGATGTGGTAAACACAGATACTGGGGAAACTAAGATCATTGACGTTAGTGTTCATGAGATTACCCAGTGGTATGAAGACAATCCTGAGTGGAAACGGGATTGGTCTCAAGGTGCAGCGGTTTCAATTGGAATGGTTGGAGAAGTTTATGATAAACTTAAGAAGACTCATCCAGGTTGGAATGATGTTCTTCATAAAGCATCTAAAGCTCCCAAGTCAATTGTCAAACCTATTTGAATCACATGCCTAGAAAGAGTAAGTCCGGTATTGGTACGAACCCTGTTCCATTTGGTACAAGTAACAGGGCAATGAAAAGAAAGAAGCCAATCAATTTAGATTACATTAAGAAGATTGAACCTCTCACTAAGAATCAGGAGATGTTCTTTGAACAGTATGGTAAGGACCAGAACATGGTTGCTTATGGTGTAGCTGGTACAGGTAAGACCTTTATTACCCTCTACAACGCCCTTCTGGATGTTCTAGACCCTAAGACACCATACGATAAGATCTACATCGTTAGATCCCTTGTGGCTACCCGAGAGATTGGGTTCCTCCCTGGTGATCATGAAGATAAATCATCCTTGTATCAGATTCCATACAAGAACATGGTAAAATACATGTTCGAGATGCCAGATGATAACTCCTTTGAGATGTTGTATGCCAACCTCAAGGCACAAGGAACTATTAGTTTCTGGAGTACATCATTCATTCGTGGTACCACATTTGATAATGCCATCTTGATCATTGATGAGTTCCAGAACTTGAATTTTCATGAACTTGATAGTATCATTACTAGGGTAGGTGAGAGTTCCAAGATCTTCTTCTGTGGAGATGCTACTCAGTCTGACTTAACTAAGACAGCTGAGAAGAATGGTATCGTTGACTTCATGTCTATCATCAAGAACATGCCATCTTTTGATACGGTAGAGTTCCAGGCAGAAGACATCTGTAGAAGTGGATTGGTTAAGGAATACATCATTGCAAAACTTGAATTAGGTCTTTAATGTTTACACATAGTGATGTACCTTTCGTTCCTATTGAACGAGAGTCGATTGATGGAGTTCGTTACTACAAAGTATTCGGAACAGAAGAACTAGTAAAGATGCCTTCCATCACTTCTGTGATTAGTTGGAGGAACCGTAACAAGTTTAAGAAGTGGAGAGCAAAGGTAGGTGAGGAAGTTGCCAACAACATCACTCGCAAGGCCACACATCGTGGTACTGATGCTCACACATTGATTGAAGAGTATCTGAATAACTCAGAGACTTTTTCTGATGTTCTCCCTCTATCCCAGTTCTTATTCAAACAGGCTAAACCTACGTTGAATAAGATTGATAACATCCTATGTCAAGAGACGGCACTTTATAGTACCCAACTTGGTATTGCTGGTAGTGTTGATTGTATAGCTGAGTATGAAGGTGAGTTGGCAGTCATTGACTTTAAGACATCAGCTAAACCCAAACCACGGGAGTGGATTGAAGACTACTTTGTCCAGTGTGCAGCATACGCTTGTATGTTGTATGAGATGAAGGGTATAATGGTAAAGAAATTTGTCATTATCATGACATGTGAAGACGGTGAATGTGTAGTCTATGAAGAACGAGACAAGAAAAAGTACATCAACCTTCTCTCCGAGTATATTAGAGAGTTTGTTGAATCTAAATTACAGGAATATGCTTAATCCTGAAGAGAAGAAACTAAACGAGATCTTTGAGAATAAATTCTATTGTTCTCAGAGATTTGCCGAAGAGATCGAGAAGTTAGTTCACAACTCAAAGGAGATGAAGTATGTTGATGCTATCATTCACTTTTGTGAAGAGAACAACTTGGATGTAGAATCAGTTCCCAAACTGATATCCAAACCATTGAAAGAGAAGATCAAGGTGGAAGCCATGGAAAACAATCTTCTCAAGCGTACATCACATGCTAAACTCCCATTATGATTCCTAAAGTGACAGACTACGAAGTTTATAAAACATATCTTGGTATATCAAGACACTTTACGAGTGAGTCTTATGACTATCAAAAGTATCAAGGTAAAGTGAGATGTAGTCTGAATAGCTTTTACAAAAACAAACAGAGGTTCTGGTTCGAGAAACTCTCTAGGAAGTATGATGATCAGGAGATAAAAGAATTATTCATCTCCAACTATGCCTTGTCTGATGATAACTCTAAGATCTGGATTGGTAACCTGGTAAGAGAAGGTGAGACTCTCTATCAGGAGTGGAAGAAACAACAACAGAGTATGAGTTATCTTTTCAGAGAGGAGTGTGAAAAGATATTTGATGATAACAAGATTGATGATGTGTTTGATTGTTCCAAGGGTCATCCATTGATCCTGAAGAAACATCTCGGTAAGGAAGTCTCCCTTGAAACTCTGATCATCTGTGATAGAATACTCTCATACAAGAGTAGGTTTGATAGTTCCCTTAAGGATCCTGTATGGGAATCAGTGAGTATGAAGATGAGTAAGTATTCTCCGTTTCTCAACATAGATATGTTTAAGTACAAAAAGATTTTAAAAGAAGTTGTATTAGGAAGATGAGTTTTTTCAATTCAGAGTTTGTTCAAGAAGAATTAAAGGAGATCTCTACTCTACAGGAAGAGATCTACACAAAGATGCATTCCTTCTCTGGTATGAACAAGGAAGATAGACTCTATCATGTGGATCTATTGGAGAAACTTCTAACTAAACAACGAGTCCTATATACTAGGATGAGTTTATCGGATGACCCTGAAGCAAAGACCATGAAGGAAACTATCATGGAACAGGCAATGATGTTGGGGTTTCCACCTAATACAGACATTTCATATGTGTTTTCTAACATGACAGGCATCATTGCCAACATGAGGAAAGCAATTTCTGAAAGTTAGGGGGTTGTCAAACACCTAAAAAAGTAGTATAATAGGTATGGAGAGGGACTAACCTTGTTTGTGGTTATTCAAATTAGTCTCTCTCCTTTAACATGCCTCGAAATAGTTAGTATAATATATACTATAACCACAAACAAGAGAATACTATGGGCATCATTTATTGCGGAGTATGTCTGTATACAAACAAAAAATATATTGGGTCGTCTAAACTCTCCCTCCAACGACGAATAACATATCATATAAACCGACAACAGGACAACGAGTTTTATAACGACATACAACTCTACGGACGAGAGGGTTGGTTATGGGGTGTAGTTGAAAAGGATATACCCGACGACGAACTCCTGTTGAGGGAGTTGTATTGGGTTGAGGAGTTTGGTATTGACAACCTATACAATACCAGACGACCTATCAAACCTCTTGGAGAGACCGACTACTCCCTCCATAAACAAAAATACTTGGATAGACAGAGGGAGTATCTCAAACGACCAGAGGTTAGGGAGAGACGACGAATACAGAGACAGGAGAAATACAGAGAGACACACCCTGACTAAATACTCTGTTACAACCAGTTTTACGGATGTAACACCATACATTACTCTCATTATATGTTATAATATGAGAGTAGGTTTCTCGGTTCTAAACAGACCGAGACACACACATACAACACAATACAACTAATACATTCAATACGAGGTATACAAATGGGTTTCGGAGACCTTAAAAAGCAGTCTTCTCTTGGTAGTCTTACTGCCAAACTCGTTAAAGAGGTTGAGAAGCAAAATGGGGGTGGGGGAAAGGTTCAAGATGATAGAACCTGGAAACCAGTCATGGACAAGAGTGGTAACGGTTACGCTGTCATTCGATTCCTCCCAGCACCTGATGGAGAAGATCTCCCTTGGGTAAAGATGTTCTCTCATGCCTTCCAAGGACCAGGTGGTTGGTACATTGAGAACTCACTCACCACTATCGGACAGAAAGACCCTCTGGGTGAACTGAACCGTGAACTGTGGAACAGTGGTAATGATTCTGATAAGGATACAGTTCGTAAACAGAAACGTAAACTCTCCTTCTACGCCAACATCTATGTTGTAAAGGATCCTGCTAATCCTCAGAACGAGGGTGGAGTATTCCTCTACAAGTTCGGTAAGAAGATCTTTGATAAGATCATGGAGGCAATGCAACCTGAGTTTGAAGATGAAGAGGCAATCAATCCCTTCGACTTCTGGCAAGGAGCAAACTTCAAACTGAAACTGAAGAAGGTTGCTGGTTATTGGAACTATGATTCCAGTGAGTTCGCAAACGTTGGTCCACTCTTGGACGACGATGATGCTATGGAAGCCATCTGGAAGAAAGAGTATTCACTTTCTGCCCTTACTGCACCAGATCAATTCAAATCCTATGATGATCTGAAGAAGCGTCTTGATAATGTATTAGGTACAAAGTCAACACGTCAAGCAGCACAAGAAACAGAGTATGATAACTACCCAGCAACAGAACAGAAGCGAGTCACAGAAGAGGAGGTCATGCAGAAGCTTGAAGACTCTTATCAGGCAGCCAAATCAACACCAACTTCTAGTGTCAGTGATACTAGTGACGGAGACAGTGAAGATGATGACTCAGACCCAATGTCATACTTCGCCCGCCTCGCAGATAGTTGAGTAGGGTTATATCGCATAACTGAATATCTGTCAAGGGGTTGTGATATTTCTTCACACCCCTTTTTTATTCCATATAACTCTACCTTCCTCAAAAGTCTTCTTCATTCTTTCACTATGTCTCTTCTTTGCCTCCTCACTCCAACCTCTCTTCTTCTTCCCTGTGAATTTCGCTCTTTGTTTTCAAATAAGCGGAAAAAATTATTCTGGCAAAAATTAGACCCTATTACTTTTTTTTACGGATACAATCTAATGTTGTCACCCTTGACAAGAGATGAACCAACATATTGTGTACTACCTTCTTTATAAGGCATCAGTTCTCCAATCTCTGTAATAATCAAAGAGACATACTCTGGTCTGAGTAGATAGATTTTAGTCTTCCCTTCTTGTATCTCGTCTTCATGTACAAGATTGGATACCTCACCTGTAACATTAGTTGCAACTCTCTCAACACCATTATCATAGTAAGTGATTGAGAAATCTTGTGGTACTTCCAATCCTTTTGGAAGAATGACATTCTTATTGGTATCAAGAACCTCTATAGTTTCATAGTGATGAACACCATACATGTTCTCATATGAACCATACTTGTTCAACAGATAGTTATTATATGAAACCTGATCCATAGGCCACTCTGTCTGAAGATTGATAATATTATTAGATAACATTACCAACCAATCAAGATTGGGATCTTTATATACATTAAAAGCAACAGAGTCAGGTCTCTCTTGGTTTTTGATGATATACTTATTGAAGTATGTGAGTTCACCAAAGATTTCATCAGACAACTTAACTCTCTTAAAGAGGTTCTTTGTCTTAACATAATCACTGATAAGTTTTGAATTGGGAAGACGACTTACATAGTCGAAATCTGGTACATGTCTGAAGTAAGTTTTGTTAGCCATTAGAATCCAGTGCCTCCTGCAGCTTGTTGTTCATCTGCGTAGATAGGAACAATTTCATTGAACGTCATAGTTACATCGTATCCAGTCATGGCACCATCCTGATATGTCATGTAGCTATTATCTGGAGTATAGTTAACATTGAACGACGCTAACATACAAGGTTTAATCCTATTCATGTATGGATGTTCTTCTCCATTGTTGTGAATATATTTAATACTAAAGATGTTTGGAGTGAGTAGGAACGCCTCTGAAGCTGATCTCTGAACAGCCATATTCCTTTTAAAGATTCTAATAATCTCTTTAACCGCCTTTGATTCATCTTCAAATCTAGGTCTAAACTTGAAAGCAAAGTTAAAGGTTCTCAGGTTTGGTCCTTTGAATAACAACTCCATATTTGGGTTGAGAACAGAACCTGTGGCTCTAGTAAGAAGACCTGGAGCCTGTGCAGCTTGTCCAGCAAAGTATGCTATAATACCACTCTTTAATTCACCTTCATTTTGTAGAAAACCATTTAGTTCTTCTTTAGTTTTAGTACCCAATTCACCTAGACCCGCGACCATCCCTTCACCACTAGTGACATTCAGGGTATTGAGTGCAATTCTTCCAGCAGCTGCTTGAATTATATTCATACTATCAGAACCAAAACTAACAGAGTTAGCTTCTTCTCTTCCAGGTAACATTGGGAGACTGACAGTCTCTAATGCTGCACCTAATCTTTCTAATCCAGATGAAGATGTTAAATTGGACAACCCACCAGCTTTATATTCATGAGCTGTGAATGTAACATAATCATATCCAAGATCTGGAATCTGTCCCAGTGGGTATCTTAGATTTTGATTTGTAGTAGTACCAGTAGGTTTTTCTTCTATTGGTTGTAATTCAAAATCTTCATTCTCATCTCCTTGATTTTTATCAGGATCTTCTACACTATCACCATTACTATTATTCTTTTCACCTGTTTCTGGATTCTTTACACCAGGTATTCCATTCTCAGCAAACGCTACTTGATTTCTTATGGCTTCTGATACACCACTATAATTTTCTTCGTTGTTTAGAACGGCAGCTCTATCGTTATTGAATAACTTTACTCCTTTTGTAAAAAACTTTTTATTGAATTCCTTTTGACTAAGAGTAGGTTTCCCTTGACTCTTCTGTTTGTTATTATATCTACGACGAAATCCTGCTTGGTCATCGTAGGACCAATTTCCTTTTGCATCACCAGTCGCAAGGAGAACCCCCTCAGATCCAAGAAAGGAAGCAGATCTAAGTTCAATGACACCAGTATCGGTATTGGTGGTTTCTTCTACTGATAGACCATTCCAAACTCTAGTGGTCTTGACTGTACTAAAAAAGGCCATTTAGGTTACACCTTACGAGTTATTTATCTTGTAGTTTTGATATGGAATACTTCTTAGATCTTCTAGTTCTGATGGGTATACTAAGAATGGATTAGTAACTAGTTCTTCCCAGGCATAGTTACGAAAATCTCCCCAGTGATAGTTGATACCTGTGAATCCCCACTGGTATATACCAGTACAAGCTATGAGAGGATTGGAATCGTATCTAACTCTTGGTGTCTTTGCTTTATAAGAGAAAGTATAGTAACACCCAACCTGTGGTATCGGCATCACTGTATCAGTTAGGAGGGTTAGGATTGCCTCCATCATTCTATCAGGTGTTTTTAGGATTCTGACATCATCTACGAGGCCGTTTATTCGACTGTCTTCTCCGTTGTACTCCTCCAGATCCAGTGCGTCTACTATCATTTTGTTTGATACCTAATTCATCCTCTGTGATGATTCTAAATTCAACTCCATTATCTAAACAGAACTCTTGAGCAGCTCTCCATTTAGCCTGGTTCTTCTCATACATTGTAGCCTCGTAGAGAAATGACTTTGTGATTCTCTTTGGTACGGCTGGTGGTTTGGTTTGTTTCTTTGGTTTGACTTCGATGACTTGTTTCTTTATCTTGCCAGATGAATCACGAAACTCAACCAGATAGTCTGGATAATATCTATGAACTCTTCCATCAGTAGGACACACATAAGGGATTGAGAACTCCTCACTCGCCCACTTTAATATGTTAGGATTAGTATCACACCAATTGCAAAATCTACGTTCCCATGAGGAACGACAGATAATGTTATTGGGATTGCCTTGATACTTCTCAGGGTGAGAAGGTTTATACTTTGACTTTATGAATTGTCCCAAAACTCATATACATAGTAATAGTAATCAAGTGTATTTATAGATGGCTATCGGACCCATCAAAACATCAGATCTGAAGAGTCGTATACTTCAACTTGCTCAGACATCCGTATATCAAATCAAGTTATCTCCACCAGCTAGTGTTAAGGCTCACCTTAAGTCAAATGGATTTGATTATGATAATGATGGTGAGAACGTAGAACTGTTATGTAACAGTGCTGTGTTGCCTGGAACTAGTCTATCAACACATGAAGTGATTGGTGACTATCAAGGTGTTCGTGAGAGAATGGCCTATCGTCGTCAGTATGATGATACAGTTGATCTAACATTCTATGTTGATCATGACTATAAGGTTGTAGATTTCTTTGATGGTTGGGTTGATTATATCTCTGGACAAGGGAATGGTCAGAGATTGAGTAACATTGATGCGAGAAAGTGGACAGCAAACTACAGGATGAACTATCCTACTAGTTACAAAACTAATATGTATATTGTTAAGTTTGAAAAGGATGTATCCACAGTTCAACAAGTATTTGAATCTGACCCTACAACATATCAATTGACATATACAATGATAAATGCTTTCCCAATCAATATTATCAGTACTCCTATTTCATACGAGGGAAGTCAGATTCTTAAGTATCAGGTATCAATGAGTATGCAGAGATACACAATTGATAAACTTAAAATCAACGCTAGAGTTGATGAATAAATACACACACTGAGGTTTTTAGAATATTATGCCTTTACCAAAAATTGCAACACCCACATATGAATTGGTGTTGCCTTCTACGAAGAAAACTATTACTTATCGTCCCTTCCTTGTGAAGGAAGAGAAACTTTTAGTTCTTGCTTTGGAGAGTGAAGATACAAAACAAATCACAAATGCAGTTAAGGCTGTCATTAAAGCTTGTGTGACTAGTAGGGGTATTAAAGTAGAACAACTACCTACATTTGATATTGAATACCTGTTCCTCAACATTCGTGGTAAGTCTGTTGGTGAAGAAGTGGAAGTTAATATCACTGCCCCTGATGATGGTGAGACACAAATCCCTGTGACTATTCAACTTGATGAGATCAATGTTGTGGAGAATGAGGATCACAACAAACAGATCAAACTTGATGATCAGTTAATGATGGAGATGAGGTATCCTTCACTGGAACAATTCATCCAGAACAACTTCACTATGTCTGATGAGATGAATATTGAGAAGTCATTTGAATTGGTAGCATCATGTATTGATAAGATCTACAATGAAGATGAGGTATGGTCTACTTCTGATGTAAGTAAGAAAGAAGTTATGGAATTTCTTGAAGGTATGAACTCAATTCAATTCAAACAGATTGAGAAGTTCTTTGAGACAATGCCTAAACTTTCACATACAGTTGAGGTAGTTAATCCAAAAACTAAAGAGAAAAGTACTATCGTATTGGAAGGTCTCTCAAGTTTTTTCGCATAGCCATGATCCACATGGATCTTGAGGCTTATTTTAAACTGAATTTCGCTTTGATGCAGTACCATAAATACTCATTGACAGAGATTGAAAATATGATGCCTTGGGAGCGTGATGTTTATGTCGCACTTCTCCAACAACACCTTGAGGAAGAAGAAGAAAAGGCTAAACAGAGGAGCTAATGGCTTTAACAATCTACGAAGGAATTAAAGATGATCAACAAGTCGATGAGAATATCGATGAGGAGATTCTTCGCCTTCTTGGATTGGAGGATGTAAGTGACTTAGATTATGATGAGTATAAGACTCTTCTGAAGGAGAGGATGGCTGCTGGTAGAATGCCAGGTAATGATATTCCTTCAGAAGATACAGAAAGAATTACGGAAGAATATAAGAGAGTAAAGAAAGAGACTGGTAGATTTAGAGTAAGGAATAGGAATAAGATTAAGTTTGACTCTGTAATTAGATCAACAGAAAAAACAAAACCACTATCTAATCCTACCAAGACATTGATGGGTGCAGATGTAAAACCTGAAGAAGAAACTAAAGTCACTAGTGAACCACAAGATGTGATGGAGTTCCTCACTGCAGTGGTGGCTCCTAGTCTCTCAAAGATTGAGACAAGTCTTGCAAATATTCTTGCAAACTTGAGTAGTCAACAACAAGCAGAGGATAAAGCTGCAAGTAAGGCTAGAACTGCCTCTCAGAAAGCAAAGAGTAGAGATAAGGAAGAGAAACAAGAGTCAGGAAAAGGTCTCTTGGGTAAAATAGGTGATGTAGGCAAGAAGGTTCTGTCACCTTTGTCTGGTCTTTTTAGTTCTATATTTAAGTTTCTTTTTAATATTGCCGCTGGTATATTGGCACTAGGGGTTCTAGAGTTCCTTAAAGATCCTGGAAAGATATTCAGAGATATTGCTAATTCAATTATTGATTTCTTTAATGGGTTTATGAAAAGTGTATATGATTTTATATTCTTTCCTTTCAATCTTTTTATTGATGTACTGAATGGTGCTATAAATGAATTTGAGTTTGCTATAAACAATACCATAGGTAATATACCTGGTATTCCTGATCTCAAACTTCCAGATATTGGTAACATAGAACCTCCACAGATAGAGAGAATTCCACCTCCAGAAGAAAAGACTGGAGAACCAAAAGAACCTGCTAAAAAGGCACCTGTTCCTGCTATGGCAGGTGGTGGTGAGGTTACTAATATTACCAATCAGAAGAGTGAGGTTACCAATAAGTATTACCAACTTATGGAAGGTGGTGGTAAAGTTAGAACTGATAGTGGAGAGAAGGTTACAGGTGCTGGTCCCGATACACAACTGGTAGCACTCCAACCTGGTGAGGTTGTGATGAGTAAACCAGCTGTAGATACCTATGGTGCTGATACTCTGTTGGGTATGAACGCATCTGCTGGTGGAACTAACTCACCCAAGATGGCAAAGGTTCAGAGTGCCTCTGGTGGAGGGTTGATTCCTGCTATGTCTGGTGGTGGTTATGTTGGAACAAGTAATGTTGTTGATACTGGATATCAAGACTATAAGGGTAGACCAGTTATGTTGGCACCACCTGCAGCATCTGCATTCAAAAGGATGGTTAGTGATGGAATGCCATACAATCCTGCTGATGTTGCTAATGTTTATAGAGACAAAGCTGAGTACAATAGATTAAGAAATCAAGGATATATTCCAGCTTCAAATAGTTTCCACAACCATGGCGAAGCTGCTGATATTCATGGTGAAATGAACACCTGGATCAGAAAGAATGGTGCTAAGTATGGCTGGAAAGCTAATGATTATAGTGGATCACATGGTGGCCACTTTGAATACAAAGGTGGTGGTGGTAGCAGTAACCAAACTCAGGTAGATCCTCAAGAGACTGTAACTGGTGGACAAAAAACAACACCTTCAAGAAAATCAAAAGATTACTGGGCACTTGCTGCTATCATGTCTGTAGAGGCTGGTAATCCTCAGGGAAGAGCCGATGTGGCCACCTCAATCATGAACAGGGCAGCATCTGGTGGTGTATATACAGGAGCTCCATCTATTCACGCCTTGGTTAATGCAACGAACCAATATGAACCAGTAAGAAAAGGTGATCCAAAATTGTGGTCAGCGATTAGTGATAAGGAATCTGCTATTAGGGCACTCAATTCTGTTCCATATGTTCAAGGCCAAGGAGCTTCGTTTATCTCAGAGGCAACTGCTGTTCTAAATGATCAAGGTTTGATGAAGAACGCAGCTGAGTTTGTTGGCCCTCGTAGTGACTTCTCAACACCATCAGCTATGAGTGTTCACAAATACCGTGACAAACATAGATCAAAAGAAGCTACTCGTCTTGGTCATGTCTTTGGATTCTTTGTAGGGCCTGGTGCTGTGGAACTAGGAACTAAAAGATTTGGAGAAGGAGCAGGTGCAACTTCAATGGAAAGTATGAACATGTCATCAGGAGATAGTAGTGGCCAACAACCAGAACAATTACCTCGAACAACTACAAGTCCTGCAAAACCATTTACAGTACCGCGTATCGCTGAGTTCAAAGGAACACCAGGTGCCAGTAACCATTCAACAGGCCCTAGTACATCAGATCTAAGTATTCCAAGTATGACTGCTGGTAGTTCTTCACTACCAATAGTATCACCAACAGTAAAACCATCATCAAGATCCACTATACAACCACCTAGATCTCGAACAGGAACAGGTGGTATTATTCCTGTAGCTATACCAGGACAACAACAACCAACTTCTAGTACTGGTGCAAACCAAGCAGAAGCACCTATGTTCTCATCAACAGATCAGAATAATCCTGAACTGTTAGTCATTAAATCGATCTATAACATTGTAGGATAATGGCAGTAATATCAGGATCTATAGCGGCACTCGCAACCGCATCCAAAGTCTTGGCCGGAACAATGACCAAGAAGGCAGTGATGGATGGTGCTAAGAATTTTATTAAAGGTAAGGCTAAAGATGCCGTAAAGAATAGAGTTACTGGTAAAGGTAGAAAGAAAAAGAAAGGTAAGGGTGGAGAAGGTTCCACTGAAGAACCTGGTTCAATCACAAAGGTTGGTTCATCAGATATCATACCAACCTCACCTATGTTTGGTGGGATGACTCTTCCTGATCCTGTAGAACCAGAAGTTCAAGCAGTAAAACCAGTAGGTAAAGTTTCATTCACATCCATCACTAGTCAGTTGGATAATATTGTAGCTCTTACTGGAGCAATTGAATCTGTTACTGGAAAAGGTATTGCATCCAAGAAGAAGAGGGCAGCTACTGCAAGAAAGGATAAAGAGAAGGCAAAGAAGAGAGAGAAGGAGAATAAGAGAGAAGGTATTCTGGCTGGTGTTGGTGGTTTCTTAGGCAATAAAGCCAAGGAAGCTGGTAAGGGTTTGGGTATCTTTAACTTCCTTACACAATTATTCTTAGGGTTTGTTGCACTCTCATTACTCAAGTTTGCCAGACCAATCATGTCTGGTATTAAGTTTGCAACTGAGAATCTTCACTTAGTATTCTTAGGATTCAAAGGACTAAATGAAACATTCAAAATACTTGGACCTAAGGTATCTAAGTTCTTCAAAAATGGTCTTACTAAGTTAAAGAACTTCAAACCAAATATCTGGGGTAAGATTGGGAATGGTATTAAGGCTACCATTAAAGCTCTAGGTAAAGTTCTTCCTGGTTTTATTACTAGGGGAGTAGAGAAGATTGCTGAGGTAACCAAGGCAGTTAATCAGGGAATAAAGACTGCAACTAGAGCTGCTACATTCAACACAAGAACAGAAGCACTAGGAAAAACATCAGGAGCATTAAAGAAACTTACTAGTGGTAGTGGTAGAGCTGGTCGTAACCTTGGTATTGGTGATGGTTTTAGAAGACTTCCAGGTAGTTCGGGAAGAACAAATATCTATACTCTGAGTAAGAAAACTCTAGAGATACGAGCAAAGCATGGTGATGCAGCTGCTGAAATGTATCAACAGGCTCTTGATTCTGGAAAGAGTCCCAGAAGAGCAATGTCGAATGTTAATAAGGCATTAAAGTATGGTAAGTTAGAATCAATTCCCATGAAGGGATCCCTTGGTGGTGGTATTAAAGGGAGTAAGATTTTTAAGGGTGGTGCTAATACCTCTGCAACCAGAGGTATGAACAAAATCTTTGGAAAGAATAAGGTAACGAAATTTATTACTAATAAGGGTGGACTTCTGGCAACCAAATCAGGTATGTCTAGAATACCAGTCATTGGTCCTCTGATTGTTGCTGTCACTACTTATTTTGAAGATGATGATGGTGATGGTAAACCAGATAAGAAACTTGATAAAGCTTTGTTCAAAGCTGGTGGAGCCCTGTTGGGTGGTTTCTTAGGAACCTTTATTCCTATTCCTATTATTGGAACAATCCTTGGTGAATTGATTGGTGAGTATGTTGGTGAGTTGTTTTATATCCTACTTAAAGGTGGAGGTATCAGTGAGGTTGGTAACAAGTTAAAAGAAGATGTTATGTCTGTTCTTCAGACAGGACAAAAGGTTCTTGGATGGGCTGGTGATGGTTTCGGGAGAATGTATGAGGGACTGCCAAAGTTAAATCTTTTTGGTTATAAAGGACTTGTTAATTTCCCTGCATTGATGATCAATCCACTCCAGATTGCTCCTATTATGATGAAGGCGTTCTTCAGTAGGGATCCAATGAATCCTGGTGAAGAGAAGGAAGGTGAAACGAATGGTCCTAGAGATACATCAAATGATGGAAATCAAAAAATTGATAGAAACTATGGTCTTAAAGTTGGTGATGAAGTAACCTTCACGACAAGCACAGGTATGAAGGTAAAGGCACACAAAACCACAAATGGATTTGATTTTTATAAAGAAGGATTTCTTGGTATGGGTGGTGGAAAAATTGATTTTGCAGATGGAAAGAACTCTTGGATTGTTGATGAGTTTGCACAATCTCAACAATCTAAAAATCCTGATCAACCACCTGGTTCAACAGAAAGTAGTTCAACAGATCAGAGTGGTAGTTCTAGTATGCAGGCAGACAGACCTGGATCTGATACTGCTGGATTGAAAGCTGTTCCTCCAAGTTCTAGTCAATCAGTCACACCATACAATGCATCTGGTGGTGATAAGAATAGAAAGATTTTCCTTCACTGGACAGCTGGAGGTCACAATACACCCTACTCTTACTATCATACTACCTTCCTTGGTAGTGGTAAGGCTGTAAGATACACACCTTATGGTAAGAATAAAAACTCACATACAGCAGGAGCTAATAGTGGTTCTATTGGTTTGAGTGTTGCTGCTATGCACGGACCACCAGGTCAAGATAGGGCATCAACATGGCCTACACCACCAACCTCAGCACAGATGGATGCCATGGTTACTGAGGCAGCACAGATTGGTTTGGATTGGGGTTGGGATGCATCAACTGTTGATAAGAATGTAAGAACTCATGGTGAGTGGGAAAGAGAAGCTACATCTACTGGAGTATTATCAGGTGGCCCACAGAGATGGGATCTTGATAAACTAAAACCATCTGATCCTAACATCAATGTTTCTAGAGTATTGAGTCATGGTGGTAATACTCTGAGAGCTAGAATCAAAGCCAAGATGGCCTCACTGAAAGGTGGAGCAGATCCAGAACAGAAGAAAGAGAAAGGATCACCTACTCCCCCACCAGCTACTGAAATATCACCAGTTGATCCTCCTGAAGAGGTGAAGAAGCCTGAGAGATCTGATTATAAAGGTAGATCTGGTGCTGCTAATTATGAAAAGGATCTTAAGAAGTATGAGGCTAGTAAAGGTACTCCTGTTAAGGCAGAAGTTACACCTAAAGAAACTATGACTGGACAGGAAGTAAAACCAGTTGATCCTCCTGAGATGAAGAAACCTGAAAAGTCTGACTACACAGGTAGATCTGGTGCTGCTAATTATAAAAAGGATATGGAAAAGTATGAGGCACAACAAAAAGAAGAACCAAAGATCACTCCAACTGATACACCAGAGGCTCCAGGTCAGACACCAGAACCACCAACACCAACACCTACAATCACACCACAAAAGGCACCAACTCAGAGTGTTGATAGTGTTGAGAGACAAACTTCATATGAGAAACCTGCTGAAGGAACACCATCTGTGATGGCACTTCCACCTCCACAAGAACCATCAGGAGGAGGTGGTGGTAAATCTTCTCCTAGAATTGTGAGTTCTGGAAACATGTTAAATAGTTATTATGTAGCACAACTCTTAGGATCCTTATATAAATTAGGTTAATGTCAGAAAAAGATCTATCACAAGCAGGTAATATTGAATCATTTCAGATCAACTCCAACACTGGAGGTGGGTCTGTAGATCTTTCTGCTGGTGTAGTAGAGTATAATTATTATGAGAGTGTTCTTTCAAATACAATATCTGCCAGTGCAACCATTGTTGAAACAGGTAATGATTCTGATGGACCTGCTAGAGGATCTTTGGATGGTCTTCCTATTAGAGGTGGTGAGAGAGCACAGATTCGGGTAAGTGACAATCAGGGTGGGACATTGGATGTTCCTTTGTATGTGAATAGGGCAAGAGATGCCATTCCTGGAACACAACAGGACTTATACATTCTTGACTTTGCTTCTCAAGAATACTTTGCAAACACACAGACTAGAGTTACTAAGAGATATGAGGGTAAGATCTCTGATCATGTGAGTTCTATCTTAGGTGATGTTATTCCTGTGTCTGGTAATGTTGATGTAGATGAGACATCACTAGAGTATAACTTCATAGGCAATGATAGAAAACCTTTCTATGTTTGCACATGGTTGGCATCAAAGTCTGTACCTGCACAGGGTATAGGTGGTGCAGCTGGTTTCTTATTCTTCCAAACCAGAGATGGGTTTCACTTTAAGTCTATTGATAATTTGTTTAGAGGATCATCAGTAAAGAAGTTTAATTATAATAATACTGGTAATAGTGTTGCAGGTAATGATGCCAACATTCTGAACTATACTATTGAAAGTGATACTGAACTACATCAGAACCTCACACTAGGAACATATAATAACAAATCAATCTTCTTTGATTTTCTGTCTATGAATTATAGAGAGGTTGAGTATAGTATTGAGGATCAACAGGGCAGTGTTCAGGTTGCTGGTAAGAAGGGTGATAATTATAACTTTGTGGCCAAGGAATTCACACAGACACCATCTAGATTTATGACACATGTTTTAGACATTGGTGTCAATCCAAAGGGAACTGGAGATGAACAACTTGATAAGTGGGAAGAAGAAGTGGAAGATGGAAACTTTAAAGCAGAGGATACAACAGTTCAAAGTATTATGAGATATAATCAGTTGTTCAGTGTGAAGGCACAGATAACTATTGCTGGTGACTTTAGCATCAAAGCTGGTGATCTAGTTGAGTGTAGTTTTCCTGAGTTGTCTGGTGCTGACCTAACTAATACTAATGATGAAAGTGGAGGTATATATATGGTAGCACATGTATGTCATAGGATTACTCCAAAGACAACATTCACTAGTCTTGGTCTGGTAAGAGACTCCTATGGTAAGAGGTCAGGTTTCTGATGATTGATCAAACTTTATTCAAAAAACATTTTGTAGGTAGAGATGGTTTCCAATGGTGGATCGGACAGATCCCACCTGAAGAATCATGGAGAGAAAATATTGCTGGTGAAGCTGCAGAAAGCAATACTACAGCAAAAGGATTCGGTGAGAGATATCGTGTTCGTATCTTAGGATATCACACTGCCAATGCAGATGATATTCCTGATGATGAACTACCATGGGCATACGTCATGTATCCTGTCACTGCAGGTGGTGGTGGTAGAGGTTCATCTCAGTCCGCAAACCTAACACAAGGAACATTTGTGTTTGGTTGGTTCATGGATGGTGATGACGCACAACTTCCTATCATCATGGGTGTCTTAGGACACAATGATTATGCTGCAGTGATGAAGAATGTCACTCCAACTAGATTCCTTCCTTTTGATGGATATCCAGAACAAGATGAAGTTTTTGGTGAAGAGAGATCAACACTTCAGGTGAAAAAGGGTAGTGGTGGTGATGTTCTTCAACAGGAGAATGCTCAGGGACAACAGAATACCAATGATCAATATACATCCAGTGCTCAGAGCAATACATCACAACTAACTGCCTCTGATGTAGATCCTCCACCAAAAGATACAATACCAAAAACTTCTGAGTGTGAGAAATCACCTCTAGGTGATATTCAGAATGTACTTCAGAACTTGATGAATGAAGTTCATAAACTTAATGCAATGATCTATGATGCCAAAGGAGCTATAACAGCTGGCATTAAAGATGCACAAAGATATATTGATAACTTGATAGGTAAAGCCACTAATGCTATTGCGGGAGCAATGAAGTGGATATTCACTGAGATTGAGAAGTTTGTTCTAAAACAAATTAATGGTATTACAAGTAAAACACACTCACTGGTGTTCCCAAACCTGAGAGAACCACTCAGACTTGGTATCGCACAAGCTAATGATATTATTGTTTGTATCTTTAGGAAACTTATCAATGAATTGCCATCTATGATTGGTGGATTCATTAGTGATATGATTGGTGATCTTATTGGATCTATAGAAGGAGGGATTCCAAGTCCAACTAAGGTTGTGAATGTTCCAAGATGTTTTATTGAAGGATTTGTAGGAACAACCATTGGTAATGTAGCAAATCAAATCACAGATTCTATCAACCAAGCTCTATCAGCTGTTTCAGATATTGCTGGTGCGGTTGGTGATGTGATTGGTGATGTGATGGGATTTATTGAAGATATCATCGCCTTTATTAGTTGTGATGATAACCCCCAATGTCCCTCAGTTAATGAGTGGAGTATCTGGAGTGGTCCTGGAAGTAAGGGTGGTGATTCAAACTTAAGTTCTTTGTTGGAGAGTGCTAAGAATGTATCATCTAGTGTTACTCAACTAGGATCAAAGGCACAGAATAGTTTATCTGGTTTAGGTGAGATTGATTTTGGTGGTGTGTTTGAAGGTGCTCAATGTGATCTAGGGCCTAGACCTTGTAGTAGTCCAACTGTAGAATATATTGGTGATGGTATTGGAGCACAGATCAATCTAATCATATCTTCAACTGGTGAAGTTATGGGTGGTGATGTTATCAGTTCAGGTATTGGATATAATGAGAGTAGATCTTATGTTAAAGTGTATGATGATTGTGGAATAGGGCATGGTGCTGTTATTAAACCTATTTTTGGTCCTGTAGATCCTGTTTTTGATGAAGATTTTGATCCAAATCTTCCTATTGTATATCCTGATTATGGAACAGGTAGACCTGGTGATGAGAATCCATCTGGTAATGGATCTGGTAGTGATTCAGTATTCCCAGGAGTTGGTGGAGGCGGTGATTCAGTATTCCCAGGAGTTGGTGAAGGCAACAATTCATCAATTCCAGGAACTCCTGGTGCTGGTCCAATAGCACCTAACAAACCATCAAAAACTAAACCTAAAGGGCCTAGAGGAGAAGAGATTGAGATCTGTCGTTCTGTAAGTTTTAAGATAGTGATGTCCGCGGGAGGTGGTCCTGAGTTTGCTCCAATCCGTGTTAGATTTACACTCATAGGAGACATACCTGATTATTCAGGTGATAGTTTTTTTGAATTTGATGTCACCGATAGAGATACAACCATTACACAATGTGTATACCCCAACCAAGATTACCTAGTAACTGCCTCTTCTCTTCCCTCAACATCTGAGAGAATTCAGAGAGCCGCAGATGATGGGTTGTATGATATTGATGATCCAGATAATATCAGTCTAAGGATAACCCGTGGTCCTCAGAGTGGAGATGCTAGATATGGTGATCACAAAGGCACTGATAGGGAAGGATTTACTAGTGGTAATGGTTTGTGGGCTGATTTCAAAGATAAAATATCAGATGATAGACCTCTTGGATCTGCTGGACCTAGAGATCTGCAAATCTATCCAAGTAGAGGTCAGTATAAAGAAATTGATGCAATATCTGATCATAAGGTAATCTATAGACTTAAAGCAGATAGATTACCATCACTACCAGATACATCTGGAGAAGATCCTATTGGTATTGTGGATCTTATTGTTATTCATCCTGGTTTTGATTACTTACCTGCTCCTGATGGTTCTACTGGTGGTGACGGAGATGTCTGGCAAGAGAAAGATGAAACTGTGATTATTGGTGGTGATGATGATGATCCCCCTGAGTTTGAAGTTCAAGTTCCTAACAAGGGCAAAAACCCACCCAATCATCCTGATATTTGGGTACCAACACCTGGAGATGGTGGTTTAGTTCCAGATTGGAATCCTGAAGAGGATTATGTTCCAGGAGATGTTGTTAAGGTGCCAACAGTTCCTGGTACAGATTATTATCCACCGATCCCACCAGGAAATACTGTCCCTGTTCCTCCTGGAGGAATAGTAACTACACCACCAACATCAGAGGTAACAGAAGGTACTGATAATGAAGGCAACTCAGTACCGATACTTCCTGGTGTTCCTACACCATTCCCTGGAGGTGGTACTATAACTACACCACCAATAGGCGGTGGTGGTGGTGGTGCAGGTGATGGTGGATCTCTTGGATCAGAGAGATTTACACAAACCAGATACCCATCTACATCTGCTTACCCAGTTATTCTTTATCTGTGTGAGGTGATCATTCAATCCGCTGGTGTTGATTATAAACCAACTGATACTGTTGTAATTGAACCCAACATGGGTGCTACAGCTGTACCTAAGTTTGATCAATTTGGTAGATTACTATCTGTCAAGGTTACTGCAGGTGGTGAAGGGTTCCAGAGTATGCCAAAGTTGTATATCAAAACTGAAACTGGATTTGGTGCAAAGATCTTACCTAAGTTCTGTATAGATAGAATAGGTATCGATGATCTTGAGAGAAACCCAGAACTTCAAGATAAAGTTATTAGTGTTGTTGATTGTGTAGGTAAGATCTAATGGCTAAACAGAAAAGTTATCATACTATCAGGTATGGTACTGCAGAAGGTGAGATTAAGTTTGGACATGTTCATTCTGATAATGTGATCTCTGCATGTCAGTTAAGAAGTGGTTTCACCAATGATCATTACATCACACTGGATGGTACTGGTGGTGAAGATTTTAGAACACATAGTACTACTTGTGTATCACCTGGATCCTTTCAGGTTAAGGCAGGTAAGGGAACTCCTGATGAACAACCAGGAATCCTGTTAGATTCTGAGAATGGTGATGTTGTTATTATGGCACCTAATGGTAGAGTGAGAATCTCAGCTCTTGATGTGGAAATTAGATCCACTGGTTCTGAAGGTAAGAGAGGAAATATTATCATTGATGCCAATGAAAAAGTCATTATGAATGGTCAGATTATTGATTGTAAGGCAAAGGCAGCAGCTAAGTTCTTCTCTGAAAATAATTGTGAAATCTCTGGGAAATCAGTACTAAATGTATATGGGGGATTCATTGACATGGCAGATGGTGCCACAAGTTTGAAGGGATCTAAACCAGCAATTGGTACTGAGTGGGAAATTAGAAATCAAATTGAGGGTACAGTATGAGAATCAATCATCCAACAGAAGAAGGAAAGAGTTTAGTTTATGGTTCACTAGATGGACCAGAGAACTCTGTATATTGTAGAGGAAGACTGAAAGGTGGTAAGAAGGTTATCAACCTACCTGTTGAGTGGGTTGAACTTGTGAGACCTGGTTCAGTCACAGTTAGTATCACACCTGTTGGTTCCTTTCAGGATATTATTATCAAAGGTGTGAGTGATAATAAAGTTGTATTGGAGGCCAGACCTGGTGTTCCTATTGATTGTCACTACTTTATCATTGGTGAGAGACAAGACATACCTAGATTGGAGGTAACAGTAAATGAAAGTACCTGATTTATTTGTAGGTAAAAGATTATTTGTTGGTGATGGGTTACCTGTCAACCTAGGCATTGGTCCTGCAGAGATCAGAGGGTCTGGATATATTGAAGGACCATTGGATGTTGGTACTCCTATCTTTGCTCCTGGTGAGAGTAATGTGTGTATTAGTAGGTGTCTCAATCCTGAAGCACTGCCACCACCAATCTCACTAATCAAAGTCAGAAACACTCTCCCAGCACTACCAACTGATGTTATCATTGGTGATCCTGCTGGTCCTGTTGGTGTGACTGTGTTCTGTGGTCCCTCATTCTTTACAGTTACTGCAACTACAGTAAGTTTATTGGAACAGTTATACTTCAACTTTAATGTGTTGAGAGATGAAGTATCTTCATTGTATACTGACCTCTCAAATAAAGTATTCACTGGTTATAAGACTGAACTTGGTATTGATCATAACTTTGCAATTGCCCTGAACTCTGCTCCTGTTCTTGGTGATACTTATGAACAGTTTATTGACTTTGCAACAGGAGCGACTACTCTCAATAGTACCTATGGTATTGCTGTAAGTAAGAAACCATTTGATATCCTACACCCAACTAAAGAAGGACATAGACTGAGATATGTGTCACTTGAGGGACCAGATGCTGAGGTATATGTAAGAGGTAAGTTGAAGGACAATAACATTATTCATCTTCCTGATTACTGGAAGGGTTTGGTTGATCCTGAGAGTATCACTGTAAACCTCACACCTATTGGTTCATTCCAATCACTGTATTATGAAGAGGTTGAGTGGTGTAGTACAATCAAGGTAATCAACTCTGATGGTGGACCTATCAATTGTAGTTACACTATCTACGCAGAGAGAATTGATACTGAGAAGAACATTCCTGAATATAAAGGCTTAACAACAGCTGACTATCCGGGTGATAATGATGAATATAGATTGTGATATGAATGGGAAAGGTACATGAAGTATTCCCTCTGGTAATCTATCAGGGGGATGTTAGTTGTCATAATGAATTTAAAGAGAACCTAGAAGATATCAAGAAGTATTGGTTCAATGGGTATAAGTATGAATCTCCTGAAGGTTCAGAGAGAATCTTCCTACATCATAATGAGAAGTATCAGGAATTCTTTAGTGTAGGTTTGAGAAAGGTGTTTGATGAATACCTTGAGACTCTGAAGATTGATTATAATAAACTCAACTATCATATCTGTAAGTCATGGGTAGTGTATCATAAGGATGACACTACACCACCACTGGCACCACACAAACACAATGAAGCCAACATCAGTTTTGTATACTATCTAAACACTGATGAAACTTCTGATAAGTTTGTAGTGAATCAGAATTCAGATAACAATCCCAATCAAGTTTGTATGGGATTCTTTGATGTTGCAGATGAACTGAATCTGATGACTGGATTCAATAGATACAACTGTAACAGTTATACTATCACTCCAAGGGAAGGTAGTTGTATTGTGATGCCATCTGAAACTTATCATCATACTATCAAGAAACAACCCAGAGTGAATGAGAGAGTGGCGATTGCTGGTGATGTAAGAATCACACTGAAACCAGAACACTATAGACATCATCAGGGTTGTACTCATCCCTCACAATGGTTAGAGATATGAGTTACAAAGTAGTATTAGATGATAGAGAACCAGTGATGATTGATCACTCAGAGATCTGTTATCCTCCACCAAATCCTGATCTGATTGATCAGGTAGATACATCTTTCCCTGGTATTGTTATCAAGTATGAGAATGGATATTCAATAGAGGATGGTGTTCATCGTATAGGAAAACTTCAGAAACAAGGTATCTTCAGATCACTCTTCTATGTTGTTAGTCAACAGGAATATAGAGATGGTGTTGTTGGTATGAAATTTATTATGAATGGTCAGAGGTGTTGGACGAAGTTAGGAGAGTGGAATCACGACACAATAGATCCTCAACCACATAATAAATAAGTAAAAACTTACATATAATGGCTGATAGTTATACAGATCAAATGTCAAGTGGTGTGTCTGGTATCAGTACACATGCTAGAGAGACAACTGATCAAGCTAAATTGAAGATCACTGTAATTGATAATAGTAAGATTCCATATGATGAGTCTATTAAGAACGTAGATAGAAACCTACAGAATACTATCAATGAGACAAACGATACTCTTGTAGCAGTACAAGATGCCTATCAAGATAGGATGGATAACCAGAATTGTAAGAGTGATCTCTTCTGGAGAGTAACTGGTATTTCTACCTCATCTGGAGGTGGAGGTGGTGGTTCCAACTCTACTACAGTTACCTGTGTCTGTACTAAGTTAGCTGCAACTTATCAGAAAGTTCAGAATACTGGTAATGGATCTAGTACTGTAGGATTCGCTACAGATAAGATGATGTGGTATAAAGGTGGTAGTGGTATTGGATCAGGAGCAACCTTTGATATTGATAGAATCAATATGGGTGATGGTGATACACTTATTAGTGCTGGATCAGCGTTCGATGCTTACTATGAACCAGACAACCTCCATGGAATTCTTCTATACAGAGAACCATATGATAGGGATGTGTTTGATACATTTGTAGCAACTGGTATTGGAACAATTGCACAGGGTTCGACAGAACTTACCATTCTAACAACCAATATCAATCTGGGAGTTGAAGTTGGTATGGTTGTAACACCAAATAAACTTGGTGTATTTCCATCATCACAAGGCAATATTGTTGTTGGTATAAGTTCCACCAATATGGATCTCAGACCTTATAGTGATGTTCTCAGTGTAGGATCTACATCAATCTATTCTGTCCCAGTATACACACTACAAGATCCAGCTATTGCTTCAGTCGAAGCACCAAATTCTGATGGTAACTATTCCTACTTTGATTTCAGTAAAGATCCAGACTCGATTAGTGATTCATACGCTATTAGTCCTACAGAGAGTCCATATGTCCCTCAAGTAATCAGTCTATTCAGTAATAATGATCTTGGTAATGGTGTGAAGATTAAGTACATCAATAATGGTGTCAGTCCAGCATCTCAAGAGTGGAATAAATTCTTAGAAGGTTTTCCAGATCCTGATTTGTTGCCAGATAGTATTGTAACTGTTACTGAACCAAAAGTTGGAGCTGGTAAGATTTATTACAATCTTGGATTTGATCAGAAACCAATTTCATCTGGTGGTGGTGATGCATCAGAAGGTGATCAGAGAGTTTTCAATGGATCTATAGGATTTCTACAACCAGCATACGCAGCTCTCTCAGGGTGTAATGATAGTGATATCAACAATGCCATTGATAATAGAAATGAGGCAGAAGCTGCATTGTCTGGTGATAATGAATTCCCAGAGAAGATTACACTAGTCAATGAAGTCAGAACAAAGAGGAATGAACTGAATATTGCTATCTGGGGATATAGAACACATATTGGTGATTCTGAACAGAAAGTGAATGTCAATGATGACTTCATGAACACCGTAAATACATCAAAATACAAAGACCTGATGAATGACGGTTGACGAACTGTCACAAAACCCCACCACAGGGGGGTCTGTGTGTGTTATACTACTAAGGTATCAAAAGAACTCTATGACGGACTACAACCCAGAAGATTTTGAACTCGAAAACGAAGATGATGAGTATCTAACAGATGTCATGGTCAACGTTGGATCAAGAACCTTTGTTATGTTCTCCAATGAAGGAAAAGAACGTAAGGTAGAGTGTGATACGGTTGATGACTTCATGGAAGTTCTGGAGATGGTTAGGATTCTTGTTGATGATGAGATCGTTCGATACGTCTCACCAGTAGTGACCACAGGGAAATTCGACTTTTAGTTTCAAATAAGTCGGATAAAAAATACCAGGTATTTTTTGACCCCTTTACTTTTTTTTAAATGAGAAAAGCAACTAGAGAAGCTATGGAGAACCTTTTCACCGCAAGGTGGAATGTTCCTAAAGCTGCTAAACATTGTGGTCTGACAGTTAAAGAATTAAAGATCTGTTTTCACAACTATGTCGAGACTCATGATATTACATACATAGAACAAAATAGCACTCAGTTACATCTTTTCTAATGGTAGTAAATTTATGGTTTTCCAAGGAATTAGAGATATGGAGATGGACTCTAACTTCTAGAGATGATAGTTATCTTCAAGAGAGTGGTAGTCAGAGAGATTTGAGAGATGCTATGGATGATATTGCCAACACCATTGAATACCTTCTAAATACAGACGAACCTTCCGTGTGATAAAGTGCCACTCTGTGGTAATAAGAACCTCCCCTAGTGGGAGGTTTTTTTGTGAATAAATAAGATTAATAGAAGTAATTGTGCGAGTAAGATGCCACTCAGTCGCTTAGATAATTTCCTAAAGAACGTTCGTGGTAACATTCTTTATGTAAACCCAAATGACCTGGATGCTACTGATAGTATTGAGAATCAGGGAAACTCGATGGGTCGTCCGTTTCTAACAATTCAGAGAGCACTTGTAGAAGCTGCGAGATTTTCATATCAGGTTGGATTGGATAATGATCGTTTTGCAAAGACAACGATCATGTTGTATCCTGCAGAACACGTTATTGATAACAGACCAGGATGGATTCCTGATGGATTGAATAACTATCAGCTGAGGGATGGCACTACCTCTTCTGATTTCTCTGCATTCAACTCGACATCAAACTTCGATCTTACTACTACTGATAACGCACTCTACAAACTGAACTCTGTTCATGGTGGTGTTATTATTCCCCGTGGTGTTTCTATTGTTGGACAGGATCTGAGAAAGACCAAGATCCGTCCTCTATATGTTCCCAATCCCGAAAACGACGACATTGAGAGATCTGCCTTATTCAGACTGACAGGTGGTTGTTACCTGTGGCAGTTCTCTATGTTTGATGCTGATCCAAATGGATTAGCATATAAGGACTACACAACTGCTCAGTTCGTTCCTAACTTCTCACACCACAAACTCACCTGTTTTGAGTATGCTGATGGTGCAAATGGTGTTGAAATTGCTGATAACTTTGTAACCTACTCAACATCCAGAACTGATCTGGATATGTATTATGAGAAGGTTGGTTTGGCTTATGGTTCTGCCTCTGGTAGAGCAATTGAACCTGATTATCCTTCAGGATTGATTGATATTCAAACCAAGGTCGATGAGTTCCGTATTGTAGGACCAACTGGTGGTGAAGTTGGCATCTCAAGTATCAAGGCTGGTGATGGTTCTACCTCTACTGCTATTGTTACAGCAACTGTAACCGAGGGTGTCTCTGGTTTGGATGTAGATACTACATTCATTATAAATGGTGTTGCTGATAGTGACTACAACGGTAGTTACTCTGTTCAAGAAGTTCTCACCACAAATGCTGATGGTGAAGCTACTTCATTCACCTATCAAGTTCCCGATGTTCCAGTAGATGCACTTCCTGCTGTTACTGGTGCTACTGTTGCATTGGATACTGATACAGTTACCTCTGCATCTCCATACATCTTCAATACCTCACTGAGATCCGTTTATGGTATGTGTGGTATGCACGCTGATGGATCAAAAGCCAGTGGATTCAAATCCATGGTTGTTGCTCAATTCACTGGTGTATCTCTCCAGAAGGATGACAACGCATTCCTGAAGTTCAACCAATCAACTGGTGGTTTTGATGACTCCACCACTGTAGATAACCTCCATAGTGATCCTAACGCTATCTACAAACCTTCATATTACAACTTCCATATGAAGACATCGAACAACGCTGTCACTCAGCAGGTTTCGATCTTCGCTATTGGTTTTGCACAACAGTTCATCAATGAATCTGGTGGTGATACCAGTATTACAAACTCTAACTCTAACTTTGGTCAGAACTCACTGATTTCCAAGGGATTTAGAGAAGAGGCATTTGTTAGAGATGACGTTGGTTATATCTCACACATTATTCCACCCAGAGAGAGTGTAGTTCAGAATGTTAATCTAGAATTTGATTCTATTGATGTATCAACGACTGTTGGTGTTGCATCCACTGGTCATCTATATTTGTATCAGAAAACAAACCCATCCTCTATTCCAGAAACTGTTATTCAGGGTTACAGAGTTGGTGCTAAAGTAAATGATAAGTTGAATGTTTTAATCTCACAAAGTGGAACTCCAACCAACTACTTTGCTCGTATCGTGATGCCCAACACAGACAAGAGTTCTGTGAAGGCATATAATGTTGGTAGAAATGTAGGAACTGGAAATAGTATTGCATCTTCCATTATCACCTTCACTGAGGATCATGGATTCATCAATGGTGAGAGTATTAGAGTTCTGAGTGATAATGCTAGACTACCTGATGGTCTGGATAACAATAGACTCTACTTCGCCATTACTGATGGTGTTGCTTCTAACCAGATTCAACTGGCAACCACACTCAATGATTCTCTAGATGGTTCAGAGACCAGTTTCAATAACGCTGGTGGCAACCTGGTAGTTGAATCAAGAGTATCTGATAAGATCGCTGGTGATATTGGACACCCTGTTCAGTATGATAACACTCAGAACCAGTGGTTTGTTAATGTATCTTCTGCATCTACAGAGAACACCATCTATGGAACAGTATCTTCTCTTGGTGTATCTGGTCTTGGAGATGCTACACCAAGAACATTTATCACCAGAACACCTGATAATAGAAAGAACAGTGAGAAGATTTATACATTCAGATATGTAGTTCCTGCTGGTAGTGGTATTGCTTCTGCTCGTGCTCCTAGAGTTAACTACGTTCTTCAAGAATCAAATAAAGTAACTGGTGATAGTAACAGTGAGGTTGCACTTCAGTACAACCCAAGTTCGGTCACCATGACCAACGAAACTGAAATGAGAAACTTCAGTTTCCTGAGAGAAGCTAACTGGGCTGGTGGTACATCATACTTCACCTCCGAACAACCACACGGAATGGTTGAAGGAACAGAAGTTAGAATCAAGAATGTTATCAGTTCTAGTAACCCAACTGGTGTTGCTAACTCAGCATACAATGGTAAGTTCACAGTTGCTGGTATCTCAAGTGCCAACACTTTCTATGTAACTGGACCTACTGTTGATCCTGGATTGTTCCAGAACAATACATCACTAAGAACCACAACTCTACCTACATTCCAGAGAACATCATCTAAGAATACTTTCTTCATCTATGATGTTAATACTCTGAGAGAGTATGTGACTGGAGAACAGGATGGTATCTACTACCTCACGGTTATTGATTCGTCTAACACTCCTGTTGTATCCCCATTCAATGATAAGGATCAGTTCTCATTCCCATCACCTATCAGAGATCTGTATCCACAGTATGATAGAGATAACCCTCAGTTTGATCCTAAAGGTTCCAAAACATATGCCAAACCAACTCCTCTTGGTGAAGTTGTAGTTGATGATCCTAGAAACAGTATCACCAGAAAAGCTATTGATACTGCAATCTTTGATTTTGGTATTGGTGTTGGTGTTACTGATATTATCTCCAATCCAACAGGAACAGCTCACACCATCTTCACTCAACATGATCATAGATTGAATAGAGCTGCTGTTGTTAGTGTTGCTAGTAGTGGTGCTGGATATGGTGATGGTACTGGATCTATTGAGAACCTTTATAACGCAGTTCTTGTTAATACAGGAAGTGCAAGAGGAGTAAGTGCTACAGCAAGAATCACAGTAGATGGTACTGGTAGTGTCTCAGATGTTGAGATCATGAACAGTGGTAGTGATTATCAAGTTGGAGATGTTCTGAATATAACTGGAACAGCTACAACCACAGGATTCTCACAAGCAACTGTTACTGTAACACAGATCAATAACGATATTGGTGATACAGTTCGTGTTTCTGGTATTCAATCCACTTCTTATGAAGGATATAACACACTTTATAGAATCACTGGTATCACAACCAACAACGCTTTTGAAGCTGAATCTGTTACATCTGTAAATGGAGCAAGTGTAACTGGTGTTGGAATTACTTTAACTCAAAACTCATTCACTCATGTAACTGGTAAAACATTGGATGTTTCATCTATTGTTTACAATAATGTGAGTGGATTTGCAACTGTTGTTACAGCTCAAAATCATGGTCTGAGACCTAATAACAAGATTGTGATTGGTGGAGCTGATACTGAACTGGCAAATGGAAGTTTCCTAGTTACAGAAATCACTGATCTCACAACATTCTCCATGAATGTCGGTGTAAGTACCCTATCACCAAGTATTGGTGGAACTATGAAGGGATATATTCCTGGACTAACTTCACAAGAAGGTTTCCCTGTTCTGTATGGAGAGAACTTTGGTGGTAGAGTTCAGAACATCTACGCTGGTATCACAACTACACTCTCTTCAGCTGTTTCTTCTACCTCAGATGATGAGATTGAAGTATTGAACATTGAGAACCTGGACATCAACATTGGTGATTATCTGAGAATTGATGATGAGGTTGTCAGAGTTAAGAGAACTGTAACTGGAAACCCAGTTCGTGTATTCAGAGGATTGTTCGGAACAAGAGCTTCCACACATGATGCTGGTTCTGTTGTAAGAAGGATTAGAATTAATACAGTTGAGTTTAGAAGACCTTCTATTGTTAGAGCTTCTGGTCATACCTTTGAGTATCAAGGTTATGGACCTGGTAACTACTCAACAGCACTTCCTGATAGACAGGATACCTCACCTACACTAACAGAACAGACACTATCCCAGTCCTTCAGGTCTGATGGTGGTCTCAGTGTTTACACTGGTATGAATGATAAGGGTGACTACTTTGTCGGTAACAGAAGACTTTCTTCTACTACTGGTAAGGCTGACATCTATAATACACCTGTACCAACAGTTACTGGTGAGGATGTTGCATCTATCGATAGAGATGTAAGTGTTGACATTGTTGAAACATCAGCAGCTGACATCACTGGTTCTATCAAGGTTAGTGGTGGTATCAATAATAACTTTGTATCAGAGTTTGATGGTCCTGTTGTACTGAACAAGAAGGTTACATCTACTTCTAGTGAAGGTATTGAATCTGTAAGTGTATTCCTTCAGGGTGATGCTACTGTTTCTAGAAAGTATACAGTTGGTATTTCTACTCCAGTTAACGCTGGTAACCCTGGTGATGTAGTGTATAACGCTAACCCAGCACCTGGTGGTATTCTTGGTTGGACATACACAACTGACAATAACTGGAATACTTTTGGTTCTGTATCACTTGATCAATATGGTGAAAGTGTTCTCTTTGATAAGGTTGGTGTTGCAACTGATTCACTTGGTGAGAACACTGTATTGGTTGGTTCAGGTTCAACTCAAGTTTCTATTGATGGAACTGGTGGAGTTGGTATTGGAACTTCAGCTAATGGGTTCAAACTTCATGTATTTGGTGGAAACATCAGAGGTACATTTGAGGGTGATGGTTCACAACTAACCAACCTTGATAGTATCTGGACTAACAATGATACTGATGAATGGGCTTATACTAAGGACAATCCTGATCTGAGAGTTGGTATTGGTACATCAATTGGTGTAGATGCACAACTGAGAATCGCTGGTTCTGCTACAACATCACTTCATGTTATCAATGGTTCATTGTTTGATGGTGAAGTTACATTCACCAATGATGTAACAGTTGGAACTGGTAAAACACTTACAGTTGAAAACCTTGATGTTACTGGTAGTGGTGTACTCAATGTCAATCTAGGCACAGTTCAACAACTCAATGTTGGAACTGGTGGAACAATCATCTCCACACCTGCTAACGCTGAGTTTGTAGGTGTTGGTATTGGAACCACAGCAGCTAGAGCATCACTGGATGTTGAAGGATCAGCTAGATTTAAAACCTATCATGAGATCGCAAAGAATGTTACTAGTGTTAGTGGTGAGGTGACATTGAATCTCTCTGAAGCTCAGTCATTCCTTCTCACTACTTCTGAAGATATTAGTTCCTTCACTCTCACAGGTGCAACAGCTAACTCAACCACAGCATTCACAGTGAAGATTCTTCAAGGATCTACAGCTAGAGGAGTTGGTATAGATACATTCAGATCAAGTGGTGGTACTCCAATCCCAGTCTATTGGCCAGGTGGTTCAGTTCCTGTAGTTACACCAACCGCAGCTAAAACTGATATCTACTCCTTTATGACATTTGATGGTGGAGCTTCACTCTTTGGTGTTGTTGGAGGTCAAAACTTCTCATGAGTGCAGTAGGATTTCACTTCTATCGTTCAGTACCGACACAGTTGGATCTCAATGGTCCACTGTTGTCTTTCACACAACAACCAGAATCTGTGAGTACTGATGGTTCATCAGTAACTCTAACTGGTATTGCAACAGTATCATTTGCTAGTACAAATCCATCCAATAGTGGATCACTGAAGTATCAGTGGTATGAAGTTGGTGTTGGACCTATTAGTGATGGTAGTGGTGTTACAGGGTCTGCCACAACTACACTATCTTTACAGAGTTTAGTATCACCTACTGACAGTGGTAGAGATTTTTATCTTGAAGCATCCTATGTTCCATCCACAGAGACTGGTTCTGGTGTCAATGGACCACTAAACTCAAATATTGTATCAGTAACTATCTTCCCATTTATTGAGATTATTGCTCAGCCATCTAATAATACTACAATTCCAAACAGGGATGTGGTGTTTAATATTGATGCGAGTTTGTCTGATGCTACATTCTCAGAATCTCTTTCTTATCAGTGGACTTTGAATGGTGAGGATGCTGTAGATGGAACAACAACACAAGAAATTCCTGTTACTAGATTTGAACAAACCTTCTCATCAGATACTTCAGTTACACTTCCTAATGATGCATTAGATATTGAAATCGAAGTTGCTGGTGCCTCTGGTGGCAATGGTGGTTATGATTCTGGTGGCCCTGGTGGTGGAGGTGCAGGTGGTAGATATGGTAAGTTTAGTTATGGTAGTGGAGGAAGAACACTACAATTTAAAGTAGGTAGAAATGGAAATGGTGGTGGAACTGGTAACCAAAATGTAGGTGGTGGAGGTGGTTCATCATCTGTAGCTGGAGGCGGCAGAGGTGGTGGTGCTGGCAATAGTGGTTGGTCTGGTGGTGGAGGCGGAGGCGGTGGTGCCTCTGGTGTTTATGATGAAACATTGGGTCGTTATACTATCGTCGCTGGAGGCGGCGGTGGAGGAGGCGGTGGTTCCCTAGGACGTGGTGGTTCTAGTGGAGGTGGTGCTGGTGACTTTGATGCTGCATCTGGTTCTTTCTCTATCTCTGGTGGTGGTGGAGGCCAAACCAAGAGTGGTGATGGTGGCGGCGGTGGTGCTGGTGGCGGTGGTGCTACTGGTGGCGGCGGTGGTGGATCAGGCCAAGATAACTCCTATGGTGGTAGAGGTGGTGGAGGAGGAGACTCCAAGTATGATACAACCATTGTAACTAATAAAATTGATGATAGAACAACGAGTGGTAATGGTTTCATTAAGCTTAAGTATGATGTTCCTGCTGGTAGTAACTCAACAGGTCTTTTAAAAATCATTAACACTACATTGAGTGGTTCACAAACCGAATCACTTACTGCAAGTGTTGATACTGTTGGTATTCAAACAATCACTTGTAAGTTAAATCATCCAACTGCAACTAACTCACCACTTGAAAGTGATGTGGCATTGTTCTCTGCTATCTCTAATGCAGATTCATTCCCCATTAGAGTAGAAGAAATTGGTGGAAATACAGATGCAAATATAGTTGATGTTGATTTGTTTAATGGTGATTTTGAGTTAGATACTACTGGAAGTGGAGACATTTCAAATAATGAATTCACTAACTACTACAGTATCTACTCTCCAGATAAGGATATTGAAGTAGAGGTTGATTTGTATGGTGGTAAGGGTGATAACTCTGGTTCTTTTGTTGGTGGTGAAGGTGGATTCTCAAGAATTAGATTCACAATGGAACAGAATGTTGAGTATGTACTAACTGGATTGAACACACTTATTGATACACCATTCCTGTATCGTAAAGGTTCACTGATTGCCTGTGTCGGTCAAGGTGGTGCTGCAGGTAGTAATGGTAATGGTGGATTTGGTGGTGGTATTGGTGTATCTGGTGATGAAGGTTATGGTAGAAGAGGTGGTAATGGTGGAGAATCTGTATCTGCTGGTACTCTTTCTAACATTGGTATCTTTGGTTCATTATTCACAACATCAGTTCCTGTAGCACCTGACACTATTGCTGCTAATCCTGATGGTGGTAGAACACTCCCTTGTCCTTATGGTGTTTATTGGAGAAACCAAGGTGTATCAGCCTGTTCTGATGTTGGAACCACACAATTCAGATTATCAGATGGCACTGTAGTTTCTAATACAGCTAACATCACCAGAGGATATAAGGCTGGATACAGTATCATTGAAACTGCTGGTTTAGGTAATGTGAATGGTGGAAATGGTGGCAATGGAGCCACAGGTGGACAAGGTGGAGTTGGTGGAGATGGAGGTGGTGGTGCTTCTGGATATACCAATGGTAGTGTTGCAGTGGTGTCCACTATTCTTGGTGGTAGTAATGGGGTTGCCAAGGCAATATTCAGAGTAGCTTCATAGTATAAATAAGTATAAGGTGGATAGTGAAACCTTTACAGGAGAACAATGGCTGTCAACAAGAATTTTGTAGTCAAAAATGGGATTGAGGTTGCAGAGGATCTAATCTTTGCAAACTCAGACCTAGATAAAGTCGGTATTGGTTCCACTATCCCAACCACTACCCTTGACGTTAAAGGTCAGGGTATTGCAGCACAAGATGGTCTGTTTACTGGAATCTTAACCGCAACATCTGAACTCAATGTGGGTGCAGGTGGAACAGTTATTACTGCACTACCATCAGGTCTGATTGGACTTGGTACTGCATCTCCAGAATATAATGTACATATTGTAAGACCAAATCCTGAATCACCAGGTAATATTTCCACTGCATTGTATGTTGATGGGGATCTTACTGTAACTGGACGTGTTGAAGCTAACGCTATCACACTTGATGAAGGTATCGAAACAGTTGAATTAAATGTTACTGGTATCGCCACTATTACTGGTCTTACCGCTAATCAATCTGAAGTATACACTCAGTTTGATGTAGTCAATAATGGTAGTGGAGCCTATCAGTTCAATGCAACTGGTATTGGTTTCACACAAAACACACTCAATCCTCCACTGTATTTGAACAGGGGTCAGAACTATCGTTTCAATGTAAACGCATCTGGTCATCCATTCCTTATTAAGACTTTACCTGGTACTGGTCTTGATAATGTATATCCTAATGGTGTTACTAATAATGGTGCTGAAGTTGGTATTGTAACCTTTAAGGTTCCATTCAACGCACCTAATACTCTGTATTATCAGTGTGAGTATCACGCCTCAATGGTAGGTGTGATGATTATTGACTCTGATGGAAACCTTGGTATCCAATCAGGTGGAACACTTGTAGGTTCTGCATCAAGTATTAACTTTGTATCATCGTCTGGTGCTGGAGTTGATGCTATTGTCACCGCAGGAGTTGCTACAGTTACATTCACACCAGGAGTTTCAATTGGTCTGGCCATTGCACTTGGCAGCTAATAAATATCACTAACACCCCGTAAAACAATGGCAGAATCATTTGTAAATGCGTTAGCTAAATCGGCAGGTATTGTAACCACTAGTTCCAATACTTCAGTTGGATCTAATGCTACAGTAATCGCAGGAGTTTCCACTGTCAACTTGGGAGTGGGTTATCTTGTAAGTAACCAACACTTCCGTGGTGGAACAAAGGTCGTGTCTATTGATAGTACCTCACAGGTTACTGTTGATAAGGCATCAACAAACACTTCTCCAGTAAACAATCAGCCAGTAAGTTTTCTTGGCCCAACAACGGCTTATACATCACCTAGTGGTGTCAAATCTATTCTTATTGGTGGTACATTCTCAAACCTCACAAATAACAATGTGAATATTACGGTTGAGGTTGTAACTGGTGTTACTTCTACTACTATTGCAAATGATATTCCTGTTCCAACAGGTAGTTCTTTTGTTATTAGTGATGCTGGTAAGACAGTATTGGCTGGAGGGGATGTAGTGAATATCTATTGTGATACAGAGAATGCTATTGATGGAACATTAGGTATTCTTCAGGGGGTTAACTGATGGCAGATAGAAGCGGGTATATTGGAAGAGCTCCTGGTGATAGTAGTATCACTGTTGCTCGTCAAACAAATCAACCAACAACTACTACATCAACCTTTGTATTCAACTCTGGATATGATGTAGGATACCTTGATGTCTATATCAATGGCTCCAAACTTATTAACGCACTTGACTATACTGCAACTGATACTCAGAATATATCACTCACTACTGCAGCAGTAAGTGGTGATGTAGTTGAGTTTGTAGCTTACAAAGCTTTCAATCTATCTAATGTTGTTTCATCAACACCTGGTGACCTAACAGTTAATGGTAGTGTTACCGCAACAACATATTATGGTGATGGATCGAATCTAACTGGTATTGATGCCACTTCACTTAAAGATGGTGATGGAACGATAAGAGTTCAAGCCAATACCTCTGGTGCTGTTGTCACTGGCATTCTGACAGCTACATCATTTAGTGGTAGTGGTGCTAACCTCACTGATGTTATCTCTGGCGTAGAACTTCAACAAGGTGGTAGTAGTGTTGGTACATCCATTACTGCTATCAATTTTAGTGGTGCTACAGTATCTGCACCAGTATCAGGATTGTCTACTGTGTCAATTTCTCAACAACTCACTATTGGAGTAAGAACAGGAGCTGCAGTTACTTTTGGAGTTACTGGCAACAGTTTCAATATTTCTAATAGGGCTGGAGGAAATGTTCCAATCAACATCTGATAAATACCCACATAGGAGTTTAATTCAAAATGGCTGATAGATTTCCACTCATTGCTAATTCATCATCTAATCAAATTCAAGAACTGGCTGTCAGTGACAATTTGAATTTAGATGGGAATAGTATTGTGGGTGTTGTAAGTATTACCGCTAGTGGTGATGTATCCATCGGTGGAACACTAACATATGAAGATGTAACTAACATTGATTCAGTTGGTATTGTAACCGCACGAACTGGAGTAAGAGTTAATGCTGGTGGTATTGTAGTCACTGCTGGTATTTCTACAATAGGTGCAGGAGTAAGTCTAACTGGACCTTATAAAGAAAACATCACTGCAATGGGTGCATTGGAGGTTGATTGTTCACAAGGAAATTACTTTACAAAGACTATTAGTGGTGATAGCACATTCACCTTTGCTAATGTACCAACAGGTTGTGCATATGCTTTCACATTAGAACTAACACATACAAGTGGTACAGCAGAATGGCCAACATCAGTTAAGTTCCCAGGAAATACTGCACCAACGCTTACAGCAGGTAAGACAACCTTGTTTATGTTCATCACCGATGATGGTGGAACAAGATTTAGAGGTTCATCACTAGTAGATTACGATAATTGATATGAGTAACTTAACAAGAGCAATGATGATGGGTGCTGCTGGAGCATCTGGAGATCCAGTTTACGTTGATGATGTTTTTAGTACTTATGTATATGAGGGCACAAGTAGCGCACAGACGATTACGAATGGGATTGATCTCGCTGGTGAAGGGGGATTGGTTTGGACTAAATGCAGGGAATTATTTTCAGGAATTGGACTTTCTCACGCTTTGATTGATACCGAAAGAGGGGTCACCAATGTCCTTAAGTCTGATTTAACCGACGCCAATCAGGTAAGGTCTGCCACTATTACTCAGTTTAATAACGATGGTTATTTATTGGGTGGTAATGATGTTCTGCTTAATTATCAAACAGGATTAAACTACGCCTCCTGGACATTCCGCAAAGCGCCTGGTTTTTTCGATATTCAAACATGGACCGGCACTGCTGCTACTAGAACCATTCCACATAACTTAGGTAGTGTGCCTGGGATGATCATTGCTAAGAGAACTGATGGGGCTGGGCAATGGTATGTGTATCACAGGGAGCTAGCTAATACGCAATATATTATGCTCAATAGCTCTAATGGCGAAGACACTGGAGCGATTTGGGGTAATACTACACCTACATCAACAGAATTTACTGTAGGGACTGGCCAACCCAACGAGGGTAACCAAAATTACGTCGCCTACATCTTTGCTCATGACGACGCATCGTTTGGTACTGGTGGTAATGAAAGCATTATTAAATGTGGAGGTTTTACTGCAACAAACACTTGGGGCAATTTTAAGGTGGACCTTGGCTTTGAGCCTCAGTTCGTGCTGATGAAGAAAACTAGTGCCACTGGTAATTGGATTATGCTTGACTCTATGAGAGGTATTACTGGGCCGGGCGATTATCCACTTTCGGATACATCAACATTCTTTAGTGCACTACAAGCATCTGATGATGCTGAATTAGAAGCTAATAATTCTTCAGCTGAATCAACTCAAGGTAGAGCAAGTCTTTATTCACAGGGATTTTTAGGAACAACAGGAGCTGGCGGTGGTGTTGAGTACATCTACATGGCAATCCGCCGTCCGCATAAGCCGCCGGAAGCTGCGACGGAAGTGTTTGCTGTATCTACAGGGAATGGTTCTAATACTATCCCCGCATTTGTTAGTAATTTCACTGTTGATGCTGCCTTTTTGTTTAATTTCGGTGGTGGCTATGATCCTTATTTACTTTCTAGATTAACTGGTGAAACATACCTGAGAACAAATACTTATGAGGCACAGGTAACTAATACTGGTGAAACTTATGATAGTAATACGGGTTGGGCAAGAATTTACAACAGCACCTACCAAAGTGTGATGTTCAAACGTGCCCCAGGTTTCATGGATGTAGTTGCTTATAGTGGATTTGGCAGTAACTCTAGTACTTTTGGAAATATATCTCATAATCTTAATGTTGCACCTCAACTAATTTTGGTAAAAAGTCGAGATGATGTATCCTCTCTTGGTGGCGCTGGTGGTTGGCATGTTTATCATTCAGGTGTTAATAAAGAGTTTAATTATTTAAATACTAATGCCAGCGGTGGTAGTCCTTACTTTATTACTGCTAGTACTTCTACTACTTTTACAGTAAGAGATCATCCTAATACTGGATATACAGGTTACAACTACGTCGCCTACCTATTCGCAACCCTACCCGGCATCAGCAAAGTAGGTAGTTATTCTGGCAATACTGGATATGCAGTTAACGTTGATTGTGGGTTTATTGCAGGCGCACGATTTATTTTAATTAAACGCAGCGACAGCCCTGGTGATTGGTACCTTTGGGACTCATTGCGTGGCATTGTCAGTGGCAATGATCCTTACTTACTCTTAAATGTAAATACGACACAAACAACAAACACTGATTACATTGATCCACTTGGCACGGGCTTTACAGTTACTGCATCAGCCCCTGCTGCTCTTAATTTAACTGGCGGCACTTACATCTTCCTCGCAATCGCATAATATATGGAACTAAGGATTAGAGAAACTGGTGAAGTAATCAGTGAAAGAGATTTTTATTATAAGTATCCAAATATATCTTTCCCTAAACCTTTACCAACATATGTTTTAGATTCATATGGTATTGATGCAGTTCTTGAGGGAGCACAACCACAAGTTACTCCACCATATGAAACTGTTGTAAGACAGGGTGTTGAGGAGATCGAAGGTATGTGGTTTAAGAAGTATGTGATTGGGCCTATCTTCACTAATCAAGAAGAAGAGGACTCATATAGATTAAGGATTGATACTCAAGCATCTGAGGGTATTAGAAATACTAGAAATAGTTTGATATCAAAAACTGATTGGATGGGTTGTTCTGATGTTATTATGAGTGATGAATGGAGACAGTATCGTCAAGAACTGAGAGATATTACAACTCAAGAAGGTTTCCCACATAACATAGATTGGCCTGAAGAACCAGGTCATTAGAATTACTAAATAACTAAAAAATAATAAATTGACACCTCACTAAAACTGATATATACTTAACCTGAATACATTATAGGTATATGGCATTCCAAAGCGTTTGGTATTACTCTGATCTGCCAGAAGATATTGTAGAAATTCTTGATAGAGACCTAACAGAAACATTTGATGAGCAGATGGCAGACTCCAAGTTACATGGAGATGCTCTCAACAAAGATAAAAGAAATTCACAGAATGCATGGATTCCTACCACACATTGGGTTGCTGGTTTTCTATGGCACTATGTGCAAAGAGCAAACCGTGAGAACTTTTTGTATGACCTGAGAAACATTGATGGTGAATCAATGCAATATACTCGTTATGCAGAAGGTCAATTTTATGGATGGCATAATGATGCTGGATTGGCAACACAGTATAAACCTGTAAGTGTCGGTAATCGTCAAGATGGTTTAGCACAAGACTTTGTGAATGAGAATATTGAACTTGTAAGGAAACTTTCTTTCTCAGTCCAACTCTCTGATCCTGATGATTATGAAGGTGGTAATGTTCAACTGCTAGATGAAGCAGGTAATTCTTATATTGCTCCACGAAAACGTGGTTGTATTGTTCTATTTGATTCTCGCACACAACATAGAGTTCTTAAGGTAACAAAAGGAACTCGTAGATCTATTGTTGGTTGGGTAGTGGGCCCACGTTGGCGTTGAATTTTAATGGAAATATTATAAGAGGTAAAAATGGCAGAACAAATGAACGAACTGCAGTTAATGTTTCAAGAGAAGCAAAATACTGGAACTGCATGGACTCGTAATGAATCCTTTGATAAGAATGGATATCTGGTTGTAAAGGAC